AACGATCAATTATGAAACGCTTTCGCCTCTTTGCGCTATGTTTCGCTTTCCAAACGTGATATTGTAAAAAAGCGGGGGCGAATATCCCCCCAGCGGGACAAACCGAAAAAATGTGTAGATCAAAAGATGCCCATCAGAAATTTCTATAAGTTGCTTAAATTGATATTGACAGCATAATAAAATGGTGCTATTATTATACCAGAAAGGAGGGCAGAATATGGCACGACCGAAAGAGAACACAGAGCGAATAACCGTGTTTTTCCCGCCGGATGCGATTGAGAAAATGAAGGAAGAAGCGAAGCGGCGCGGAATGACAGTAAGCGGCTATATTCGCTTTGCAGTCCTCGAATATCTCAACCAAACAAGAGATAAATAACGAAATGAGCAACCGTAGCTAAGTTTGGCGACCCACTACGATTGCTCTTGTGCCAAAACCGCAAGGGCTTTGTCTACCCAATTATAGACGAAGCGCCGCGCGGATGTCAAGTCATGCGTGGGATTTTTATACCCTTTTTTAAGTGACAGGAGGAATTTTTGAAATGAAATTGCAGACCATCAACAATACAGACATTTCCGTGAAGGAATATCAAGGACAGCGTGTCGTGACGTTCAAGGACATTGACGCCGTGCATGGCAGACCTGACGGAACGGCAAGAAAGCGCTTCAACGACAACCGGGAGCGGTTCGTTGACGGAGAAGATTACTTCAAAATTTGCGCGTCCGAATTTCGGACGCACTGGAACGACATTCCGGCAAAGGCTACGGAAGACGTGACGCTCATCACAGAATCCGGATACCTCATGCTGGTAAAGTCTTTCACGGACGATCTGGCGTGGAGAGTGCAGCGTGAACTTGTCAAGGGATACTTCCGCGCCAAGGAACAGGCGCGAGCATCAACCCCAGCGGAGCAGCTTCTTGCGCAAGCGCAAATCATGGTAGAACAGGAACGCCGCCTGACCGCTTTGGAATCTGGGCAGAAACAGATCCACAGTGCCATGCAGACCGCATTCTCCGAACTGGCCGCCCCATCCGTAGACCGGAACAGCTGGCAGGATGCCATGCGAAATAAAATCCGTCAGCTCTGCATGGAATACGAGCTGAACTTCCAGACCTTCACCGGTCAGCTCTACAAAGAACTGGAAGAATCCGCTCACTGCAACATTGACACGCGCCTGAACAACCTGCGCAAACGCATGAAGCAGGGCGGCGCAAAATATGCCGAGTGTCAGGCAGTCAGCAAACTCGCCGTCATTTCTCAGGATGTAAAACTCTGCGAGATCTTCACAAGCATCGTCCAGCGTAAAGCCGCGAGCCTCGCGGCAGCAAAAATTGCCTGATTTTATATGGGAGGAATCACAATGACCATCAAAGAACTATACGAAACATCTCTAAATGTGACCCGCTGGCACGTCTGCGTGGACGGCGGCTCTAACAATGTCGATCTGGCAAGCCCCGTCATTATGAAAGGCATCGGAAACTTCGTCATAAAAACCGTCTACTTCAACATCGTTGACGGTCACGTAGACGCATCCATCGACGTACTGACCGAAATCGTCACCGCGTAGCTCCCTATGTTGCACATTTCCTTTTTGCGATTGGTATCCTAATAATAGGATGATGAATCCCCAAACAAAAAGGAACGATTAAGTCAGGAGGTACGCAGATGAAAAACGAAAACGAAACCGTGGAACTTTTGAAAATTGTTTCACGACTGACCGACGAGCAGAAAAAGCTTCTCGAAGAAAAGATACAGGAGCTTCTTCGCGAACAGGAAAACAAAAAATGACCCAATTTCTCCGGGGGAAGCGGGACAAATCCCGCTTCCCCGGCAGAAGAAAAGATGCCGGGCGTCCGCGCCTGTAGAAAATTCAAAAAGGAGACCATACCAATGAAAAAGAAATGTACCGCCATCGCCTGCGTCCCGGAGCTTCTTCCCGAGGATGTTTTCAGCCACATCGTCTGTCACCACGCCGATCAGGTGCGCGCCAGAAACGCCTACGCCGCCAACAAGCGCCGCAAAATCAAAGAACGCAGATTCATTGCCCTCGTTCTCGCCGCCGCCTGTATCCTCGCAATCGCCGCCTGCTGCGCTATTACAAAGAGTGTGGGGGTTCTGTGATGTATTTCCTTTACGATACATTTTTCGATACTCCGATTCTCGTCGGAACCTACCAGACCCTGGAAGAAGCAAGAGCCGCCGCGCGGCGCATGAACGAAAATACCTGCGGTCGCTTCCGTCCGCGCATTCAGTTTGGCTCTGAGATCTTAAAGAACTGGACGTATTAAATATTTTCCTGCCGGGCGGGACAAACTCCCGCTCCCCGGCAGAAGAAAAGATAGCCGGAAGATAATAAATTCCCATGTTGCACATTCGCTTTTTCCATTTGATATAGTGAAAACAGAAAGGAGCAATACATATGGCACCGCCCATCAAGGAAGAAAAGAAGTTCATGGAAGCCTACCGTTCCTACCGTTCAAACATGATCGCCATCGGGCGCTCAGAAAATACGGTTGAAAATATCGACAACGTGATAAAACTGTTCAGCCTCTTTATGATTGAAGATCGGGACAACTGGAACCACGAGGTATCCTTCACAGACATTCAGGCGTGGCGTGATATGCTGCTTGCAACCGGCAGAAAACCGTCCACCGTCAAGCAGTATCTGAAAGTTCTTTCCGGATTTTATGAATACGCCTCGTCTCCCCAGCTTGGAGACTACCGCTTTTATGACAAAAACCCCGTCTCCAAATTCCTCATGCCGGACACCCGTCAGGAAGATGCAAGACCCTATGACCAGATTCTGACCGACGAACAGGCGGCACTTTTGTGGCGGAACAACTCCCCAAAATCAAGCGGCGTTCCGGAATGGGAGCGAAACTATGCAATCGCCGTCCTGTTTCTGTCCACAGAGATCAGAAACTGCGAACTTCTCGCCCTCACGCCTGCCGACTTGGACTGGGAAAACGAAGAGCTGACCGTAGAGCACGGCAAGGGCAACAAATACCGCGTTGTAGACTTCCCGCCCATCGCGCAGACCGCCGTAAGGCTCTATCTTAAAAGCGGCATCCGCCCTTCCTATGCAAAAGACGATGACCCGCTCTTTGGAACCTGCGCAGAAAAAGTCAGAACGTCCAGAAACTTCAACGCAGAATCCTGGCACGCCGGCAGCCGTCAATGGCTGACAGAGCTTGTCCGCCGCCATGTAAAGCGCGTGACAGGTGTAGATAATGTCCGGTCCCACGACCTGCGGCACGTCGGCGCGCGGCTCGATCTCAACGGCGGCATGCCTCTGGAAGAACTGCAAGCAAAGCTCGGGCATGAATCGGCAGAAGTCACGCAGATCTATTCCGGCAAACTCACCAGCCGCAGGAAACGCCGCCAGACGCTTCTTGTGCAGGAAGAAAAAGACCGTCAGGCAGACCGCAACAAGCGGTATCTTGAAATGCAGGGCGATGATTTTTTCTCAAACCTCCGGCCGCAGCCTACCGTCAAAAAAAGCCGGTCGGAGATCGCATAGAAAACAAGGCGTGACCCGTCACGCCATGCGGGAAAAGCAGGTGCGCTAGGGAGGAACATAAAGCCTTCATGCTGCGGTTCAATTCCGCATTTTCCCACCATGCCGCAGCTCCCTTCTGTGCTGCTGCGGCGAGGCGTAATGTCTCCTTTCTGTGCAGAAAAGCGACCGCCAACGTAAGCGCAGGCGCTCGCCGGAATCGTCCGGCGCTCCAAGATGGGAAGCTTGGCTGTTGGTTTTGGGTAGGAGCGCTCCCGCACCCAAGTAAAATGGGGAGCTTCTATGCAGGCAGTGGTTCACGAGCCTCCCGCCTGCCCCTCCATAGGGATTGTTCTGGCAGCCGGGAAAGACCGGAAGTGCATGGGATGGTCTTGTACCTCTTCCATCCTATGCGCGCCTTATGCGGCATTGGTGCAGCGGAAGCACGTCAGACTTCCAATCTGAAAACGCGGGTTCAACTCCCGTATGCCGCTCCATACTCTTTAAAGCGTCACCCATGTAAGCGAAGGCGCTCACCGGAACATTTCAGAGATTCCGGTGCTCCAAGCTGGGAAGCCTGGCTATGGGTTTTCGGGAAGAACGCTCCCGCACCGGAGTAAAACGGGGAGCCATTTATGTGCGTGTAGTTTAATGGCAGAACATCAGACTTCCAATCTGATGGTGGGAGTTCGATTCTCCTCACGCACTCCACATGGGTATTGCGGCGGACTCAGGGAAAGTTTTGAGGTTCCAAAGGCTTGGTGAAACGATATATCCGGCCATCCGCTCAATCTGTAGGTAGTGCAAGTACGACAGATTGCGAATTTAATTAGCTGGCTCCGGCTTAATGTGTGAAAAAACGGATGCGACCGATGCACCGGCGCAGGGCTGAAAAGTTCCGTGGCTTACCCTCCCGGCCTTCCGACAGTCCGCTGTGAGGCGTAAAGGATGGAAGAAAAACCGGCGTGGCGACGCAGACCAACTTCTGCACGGGAGCGTCTAGGCGTCGAGTAACGGCGGCTCCGGAGCCGGGAGGCAGGCTGTACAAAACCAAGAAAACAAAGCAAGGAGGAAAACAAATGAGCTTGGACATTCGCTATCTCACCAACGGCACGAAAAATGTCTACGTCGTCGTAGAGAAGGACGTGACGCCGGTCGCGGTCCATTTCTACAGCGAACGGGACGAAATCCCCTATCAGATCCGTGACTACGCACCGAAAGGAAAGCCGATGTTTGTCGGGCCGGATTCGGCAAGAAACCTTTTTGCAATGAACGCCCTGTATCCGGAGCTGATCCACGAATTCTGCGACAAGCCGGAGTACGCCGGATCACCCTGCATCTTCGAGTCGTGCAGCCTCGCGGACTGGAAAACCTGCAAATACCGCTGTACCGCAAAAATCTGAGCAAAATATGGATGCGTGGCCGAATGGAAAAGGTAGCAAGGGTATGCGGTGCAGGAAAGCGCGGCACACTCAAACCTATTGGGGTTCAAGCAGCCACCTCGGACGGGAATAAAGCTCGTCGCATACTGTCTGCACCATGCGGGGTTCAAATCCCCGCCGCATCCGCCAAAGCGCCCTCTTGTGGGAGTCGTGGCGCGTTATAAATAAAGCCAACCCTCCGCGGCCACTGCGTCAGTGTGGCAACACGCGGCATTTGGTAAAGGGAAGCGACGAGCAACTGACCCGAGGCAGTTCGATTCTGCCAAGCCGCCCATGCCCGCCATCGGATGACTTCCCCCGATGGAATGAAACCTCCGCATCTGGCAGCGGTGTCGTCGGGTTGATATAGCCGATAGCGAAGTTTGGGAGTAAACAAGCGAAATGGGAACTCCCCACTCAGATCGTCCATCATGAGGATAACAAGGTGGAGACGGTGTGCAATCACCTGATTTGCCGTTGGTCTGTGCACAAGACCTCGCGGCCGGTACGTCAAGCCGGAATCGATGGGCCGTTATCTCAAAGGCTAGAGCGACCAGCTCATAACTGGTAAAATCTCGGTTCGACTCCGGGACGGCTCACCATGAAATTTTCGGGAAAGGAGGAAAATCATGAACAAAGACGAACTCGTAACCGCCGTAGCGAACCGGATGGACGTTCCGAAGACGCAGGCGATCTGCGCAGTAAATGCCGTGTTCGATGCGGTGCAGGAAGCGCTCATCGTGCATGACACCGTGAACGTTCCGGGCTTCGGCAAATTCGCCGCGAAATACTGCGCCAGCAAGCAGTCGAGAAATCCGAATACCGGCAAAACCATCGACGTTCCCCAGCACTTCGTCGTTCGTTTCAGCCCCGCAAAGGCGCTGAAAGACGCAGTGAGATAACACCCTCAATATTCAGTTCAAACGCAATTAAACTGAATAGGCGGCATATCGTGCGGACGTGCCGCCGTACATAGAAAAATGTGAAAGAAAGGACGAAAGAAATGGAACGTAGCATCCATCGCGGCGATATTTTCTGGGTAGATAACTGGAAAGACGGGCTTGGAAGTGAAATTCGCAAGTCAAGACCTGCCGTTGTCGTTTCAAACGAGAAAAATAACCTATTTTCTCCGAACATAGAGATCTGCTACTTAACGACCGCAGAGAAGAAAAAGCCCCTTCCGACGCACGTGGAAATCACAATGAAAGGCGTGAAAAATACCGTCCTGTGTGAAAACATCTATACCGTCAGCAAAGAACGCCTTGGAAGCTATATCTCGACCTTGGAGCAGCATGAAATGCAGCTCGTAGACAGCGCCCTTCTGGTGTCCATCGGTCTGAGCGGCGCAAATGAACCCAAAAATCCGGGGCCTTCCGGCGTGCTTCCCGTTTCCAAAGAACCGGACGCAGAACTATCCTCGCTGAAAGAGCGGTGCATTGAGCTGCAGGCGCAAAATAAGTTCTATCATCAGCTTCTTTCTTCCTTCGTTCCAAACTTCGGAGGGACCGCGCCATGCTGATCTACCTCGACTACGCAGCCACATCGCCGGTGCTTTCCTCATCCATGCGCGAATTTGCAAGGGTATGCCGTGGTGAAGTCGGGAATCCAAACAGCATCCACGCAAGCGGGACAAGAAACAACGCCTTTTTGCAGGAACAGAAAAAAATCGTCGCAGCGTGCATAAACTGCGAACCGGAGCAGGTCATCTTCACATCCAGCGCCACCGAAAGCTGCCGCCTTGCAGCGCTTCGCCTCCTGAACGATTATCGAGACGCGCTTTGTTCTTCCTACGAACACGACGCAGTCTATAAAAGACTTCCCGATTACGGTAAGATTCACAGCAGGTCCCGCAAAAAAGAAGCCGCTCTTGCGCATATCCACACCTGCAACGAAACCGGATTCATTTACGACCTAGAAAACACAGGCGCGTGGAATGTATGCTTTTCCGACTGCACCGCAGCCATGGGAAAATTCCAGCTCAATTACAAGTCGGACGGAATCGACTACATTGCAGGCGGCGGCCATAAATTCGGCGCGCCCGTCGGCATCGGTGTTCTGATTGCAAAAGATCCGGAAAGCATCTATGAACTGGAACATTTCGCAACCCCTTCTGTCGCACTCGCTGCGGCGTTTTCTCAGGCGCTCTGGTTCCGGACACAGCATCTTGCGGAGTTTGCAGAAATGGCAGGCCGCTTGCACGACCGGCTCATTGATGGTATGATGAACGAGATCCCGGACGCAAAATTAAACGGCAGCGTCTACGAAGGAAACAAATCTTCGCAGTCTCCCTATATCGCAAATATCTCGTTCCCAGGCGTTGAAAATACCGCCCTTGTCCTGAGACTTTCTTCTGAGAATGTCATGGTGTCTGGCGGTGCGGCGTGTTCCAGCGGAGACAATAAGCCGTCGAGAGTCCTGCTTGCCGCTGGATACCAGGAAGAACGCGCCCGAAGCGCCGTCCGGTTTTCTTTTGACTATACGCTCCGGCTTCCGATGGACGAATATCAGCCAAGATTCGGAGCCGAACAGGAAAAAGACTTTGCCAAGATCGATGAAGCAGTGAAAATCACTGCGCAGTGTGTGAAAGAACTGAAAAATCTTTCCGCAAAGCGGGACAACTGAAAATTCCCGGTAGAATCCAATATGTAGACGATCAAAACTCAATTTGAAAAGGAGAACTTATTATGACAGATCCCAAAACCGCCGCCATGGTAGAAGCCATGCTCGAACGAAATGAAAACTTCCGTGGAACCTCTGTTGATGAAGAGAAAATGAACCTCTTTGCAGACCTTCGCCGTCAGGCAGAAGAACTCGCGCACCTCATGCACGCAGCCGTTACCGTCCGTCCCCCGGAAAACACCGCGCGAAACGCTATGGTCATGCTGGACATTCCCCTTCCTGTTGGAATTTTCAACGAAAGCGTCCGCAAAAGACTATCTGCCCTCATTGCAAGTGCCGACGATGTGAGTTTTGCCGCGCCGTCCGGAGAAACCCTGCGCATCACCTTCGGCGTTCAGGGAGTGTGGAAAGAATGACGCTGGATCTCAGATCAAACGTAGTAAAACAAAAATACACCTTCGAAGTCGTTTACCGTGATGACAGACCGAACGAAATCATCACCGTTGAAGCCGAAAGCGTTGATTCTGCGGCGCTGAAACTGCCGGAAGATCGATTCTTTACGATACTGATTGAAGAATCCAGAACAGGAGGAACTTCCAATGGATGAAAATCTGGAAATGAAACGCTTTGCAGACAGGCTCTGGGATTATTTTAAGCCAAAGGTCGAAGAGCTGACGCATTCAAATGTCTGGTTCTTCCGCGCCGAGGTCACAAAAAGAGCCTCCGGCGGCAAGCTCACCGTCCAGCGCCCCTTCGACAAAGAAATCGCCCTTCCCTATGTTTCGAGCATCGCAAGTGCGCCTGTCGGCTCTCAGGTCACAGTCTTTGTCCTTGGCAGCGACCTCACAAACGCCGTCGTCATCGGTGACGGAACGCTTTCAAACCTATAACCTCCAATATATGCAAAAAGCCGAGGGATTGTCGATCCCCCGGCTTTTTGTGCTCTTACTTCTTCGTTTCAAGCACCGCGATATTTCCCTTGTTCGATACCTTGAGATCGAGCGCCGCCGCAATATCGCGTACCTTTACATAGTTTGTGCCGTCCTTCAAAATCCGATCAACGGCAACTTCCTTTCCGTCTACAATGATCTTGCTCTTTTCAACCACTTCATCTACCTCCTTCAAAAGCTTCTGGAACTTCTCCCATTTTTCCTCGTTAATCAGCGGCAGCGGACACAGCTTTCCGCTCACATCATAGTGCCGGATTGCCGCCTGAACGTTCGGCAGCTGCGGCAAAAGCATCTGATACAGCCTTGCCGCGTTTTCCATCGTCTTTTCCGGGATGTAATACGTCCCTGATGCGTCTGTGTGGCTGACCATCTCGATGGAGACTGTGTTGTAGTTGCTGTATAGGCTTCCGTACTTTCCGGACTTCCCGTCTCCGACGCTCCACGCCACCGTATCGAGCGGAACGCACTCATATACTACGTTACCCTCGTCAACACAGTAATGGGCGCTGGCGGCGCGTCCTTCGCTTCCTGCGGCAAAATACCTGGCATTTCCCTTCGCAGTCGCGCTTTTCCCAGTGTTCGCTGTGTAATGGAATACGATTGCCTTAACTGCCGAAACAGGGCGCTTGCCGCCAATTCTGCTTGCCCGAATGCTTTTGTCAATTACCAGCTTTGCCATCGCTGCCACCTCCCGTCTGGTCTTCCGTTTTCGCGCTCTGATAGCCGAAATAGAACGTCAGGACCATCACAATGATGGAATAGAAATCCTTCGGCTCAACCTTCCCACGCAAAGACATCGCAACGAAAGCCGATGTCAGCATGATCGTCACGAGCGACTTCACCTTGAAAAGATTCGAAATCAGCACCTGCCACCATTTGTTGTTCATATTCTCTACCCCTCTCAATCTTTTAAAACTGTCTCAATAATCCGCGCCGTCGCGTCAATGCCATACGTCTGTGCAAGCTCCTGCACAAATTGCAGCGCGTACTTGCTCCTGTTCTCGTTCTTCGCCTTCCAGAAATAAAACCCCGTTGCAACGCCGCACTCCGCAATCCACGCGCAAAGAACCGTCGCCGCAGAGGATTTGTCGCTTGCAAGCAGGAAAACAAGGATCAGAAACAAGAGCACCGTATAGGAAAAAATCAGCAGTTTTTTGCTGCACTCCATTTCCCTGATCCGTTTCATTTTTCCATCCCGTTCTGACATCGCTCTTCCAGCGTATGAACGTATTTCTTCACGTCCCCGTTTCCGCCCTTTTTGATATACTCAGACCCGGCAATCAACCGCTCTGATACCGGCATATTCGGACTCATAATTGTCAGCCGCAAAATGTCCAGATGCTGTTTTTCAACAGCCTCCTTCTGAACGTCCAGCTTTTTATCCAGCTTTTCAATTCTGCCGTCGAGCCGGTCCCAGATCTCGTCGATTTTTTCCGAGAATATTCTTTCCCGCTCGTCGATCTTTCTTGACAGCTGCTCAAGCTTCTCTCCCACAGTGCTCACGCCGCGCTTCTTTGCCTTCCGGCTGTCTATGATTTCCTTGACAACGATGGAAAACGCCGAACTTCCAAGAACCGCGACCAAAACGGTCATTGCATCACTCATATCTCTTTCTCCCATGCGTCCTCATGTCCTTCTTCTTCCTCAGATCTGCAAATACTCGGGAGGGTGCAGCCATTTCAGCGGGAAAAACCATGCCTTTGCATCCTTCCGGTAAAAAGACCACCATGCAAGCTTTGAAAAATTACGCATCTTCTTTCTCCTTTCTCTGCATCGCCTCTTTTTCTGCCGATACGATTGCTGGGTTATTTTTCCGATACCGCGCGCCCTCACAATACCAGTATTTCCAGTCCTCTTTGACTGCGTACCGCGTATCTCCGTTTAAAAACGTGAGCTTCACGCGGCGCTTGACCTTCTTCTTTGCCTCGTCCATGCTGTTCCCCCTTCCTCTTGATTATTCCGGCCATCCGGTGATCGTCGCAATCGGGAAGTCTGCGACAGATACCGCCGATATTGTCATTTCTCCCGTCGAGGTAAGCGGTCTTGTAAAGCCCTGAATCAAATGCCGCTCCGTGGGAGAACCGGGCTTATCCGTCCTTGTCAGCTCAATCAGATTGTTTTCAACAATGTGGAACATCTGCGTGCAGGAAATAGAAACTGCCTTTTGCAAAACTGCCGTCCGCTTGAGTTTCCACTCTGCAAGATCCTTGCACTGCGTCTGCGTGTAATATCCGCTTGCCGTCTCTCTGTAGGTTTTTCTTCCGATGATATACACGTTCGTATCGCTCGCCGGGTCAAGATTCTGCGCCCGTCCTGCCGCCTGTGCATATTCTGAGGTCTGTTCTCCGAGCACAATATAGTCGTTGTATACCTCTGTGTTTTTGACGGTATACGTCGCGCCCAGCAGCTGTGCTTCCTTTGTGGAAAACCGCCAGAGAACCGCCTTCTGCGCGTCCAGAACGTCATCTTGAGACGGGTCAATGCGAAGCGCGCCCGATTGGTCATACCCAACCAGCCCGTTTACCATCTCCGAAAGTCCCAGAATAACGTCTGCATACGTTCCATCGTCAGAATCTACCCGCAGCGTATACGGAGACTTCACAAGGCTAACCGTCGTTCCGTCCGGAAGCTTCTGCTTCTTTTCGTTGTAATACTCCGTAAAGATTGGGCGAACCGCATCAACCTTCATGCCGTTTCCCCGGTCAAGGTCTAAGATTGCCTGCATCGGCTCAAAAATATTCGTCCCGACCGGAACCTCATACGTCCCTTCCAGCCGCCCAAAAAGCGTCCCGTCCAGATACGCCCACTTGTCAACCAGCGGATATGTGATCGTCCGAAGATTCGGCTGCAAGGTCTCCTGCGGCTCTGCAATGTAGAAAATTCCCTGCGGAAGATAATACTCCGACCCATCTGACAAAATCAGCCCTTCGTCAATGGCAATCTGCTGCCCGAACCATACCTTGTTCACGCTGTAGTCAAACGCCGCGTCAATGTTGGAAAGCGTCACGCTTGCCGTCCGTCTCTGCCCGTTTTGAAGGTTCACGCTGATGCTGCCGTCCTGCAAAAACGCGCCGCTTCTCCGGTTCAGAGGGTTATTGTCGAGGGCGAACGCCGTCGAGCCGTCCGGCTGCAAAAATCGCAGCCGGCATATTTTTGTAAACGGCTTTCGGAGCATCCGGAAATAATCCTGCGTCCGCTCTGCATATGTCGTAAACGCCATCGTCCGCGCCTCCCTTCTCAGCCAAAGTACACCGCAGCAGTGTCGATTCCATGTTCAGAAGCCACAGACGGAATCTCCTGCAAAAATGCGCCGTCGTTTTTGGTAATGATGATCTGCGCGCTGCTTGCGTCCGCAATCTCCACCCAAGGCAGCTTCACCGTCTGCGCCTGCTGCGCGGAATTGTCCATCGTCTCCATTTCGATTGCGCCGGAGATTGCAATGTGGATAACGTCTCCTTTTCGGTTTTTGAGGAAAAGTGCGTATCCGCTTGTGGTAAGCGCCGCAATTTCGTCTCGGAGTTTCGTGTTGTCAAAATACACGCCGTTTTCTGTGTATCCGATCATGCTTGTCAGCATCCCGCTTCTGTAGTTCCAAGGCGAATTTTGAACAACCGGATACCTCGTGAAATTTTGAAGCACGCTAGGAACCGCGTTGTTGCTGACAGAACCGCTGGAAAGATTCTTTCCAAACCTGTAAATTTTTTGCACATGATACGCGCCCGCGTCATCCTTCGTGCAAGCCAGCAGATGCCAGTCCCAGCCGCAGGTTTGAATCTGACCGCTGACGATGGCGGCGGAATACGACTCTCCAACCCCGTATGCGTAATACGTGTATTTCCTTCCATTGACCGCCGAAGCGTCAACAAAAACATTCCCTTGATCTACGGTAATGTCCCCGACATGCTGGATGGCTTCCTCTTCTCCCTCCTGCCGGTAGATCGCGAGCTTGCTGTATCCCGTTCTTCCGTACTGCCCGGCGTTTGCCGTTCCCCAGAAGTTTGTGTAAAGATACGTCGGGAAATTAAGCGCTGTATACGATGTGCCGTTCAAAAGCTCGTCTCTTTCGTTTTCCGTCAAATTCCCGTTGCTTACCAGCATCCAGTAGCAGGTCTGCCTGTTTGCAAGATTAACTTCTCGAAGCCTTACATCGTCTGTCCACTGAAAATCTGCCGGGAACTCATCAAACCTTTTTCCGTAGTCTGAGCTGGTATAGAGTTTCTTTCCGTCCAGAACCAGCGTAAATCTTTCGTTCGCATAAATTTTCCCGCTGCAAAGCTCTTTGCGGTCGCTTGTCAGCTTAAAATCGACGCAGAGGTGGAAAATTGCCGCCTTTCCGCCGCCTCCAACAAACACGAAGTTTTCCCCGTCAAAGCATCCGCTTTTCCAGTCTCCGGTTGTTCCCTCCGCCGCAGCATTCCATATTCCGCCGTCCGCGCTGATAAGAATCTGGTCTTTGCTTCCAACTGCAAGGAACATATCGTTTGTTACCGTGTTGTTTCCGCTTGCATTGCTTTGAAACAGATAGCTGGTTCGTATGGACCAAAAGCTTCCGTTTTCCGATACATAGATTTCTCCGCCATTGTCCCTTGCAAAAAACTTTCCCTTCAAAAAGCAAAGCCCGTAAAACGGCGTTGTCGAATCTTCTGCAACGGTGGAGGATTCCCAGCTGTTAAGATCGTCGGTCGTCGCGCATTTCCCGTTTCCGTACAGACACACCCAGATCTCATTCCCATAGCTAACGCCTGTGATCTCTTCCGTTCCGCTGTATCCTTCAATTTCGCAGTCAAGCCATCCACTCAGATCATCAGATTGCGCAAGGCCACCAGAAACATAACTTGCAAAGAATCTGCCGCCGCTAAAAAAGACATTCTTTACCGGCTTGTCCATCGTAACGCTGGTCCAGGTTACGCCGTCTGCTGTGTACGCAGCGGCTGTCGTCGCGCTTGAAACAAGGAAAAACTGACTTGCGTTTTGGACGTACCCCTCGCAAAGAGAAAGCTCAGATAGATTCCTTGAAAGCTCCGCCGGGATTGTCGCCATTGTCCATGTCTTTGCATCGCGCGAATACGCAACGCCGGCATCCCCAAGCGCCATATACAACTTGCCTTCTCCGTAGCCGCAAACAACCGTTCTCCATGTTCCGCTTCCGGAGACCGGATAAGTTCCCTCACATGCCATATTGGAAGAAAGCGAGAAATACGATTGCGTTCTTTTTCGGTCGCTCGTCTCGCAAAGAAGATGAATTGGAGCAGAATCCACATCCGTGCTGCCGCACCACGCAAAGTTAAACGGTGCCCTCGCGCTCTCACTGTATCCTTGTCCGGTATACCAGGAAACGTTTTTTGTTTTCCCGTTTATATCGACAAAAAGTTCTCCGTTCAGCTCGCTCGGAAGCGTTCCAAAAACGCTGGGTTCTATGCTGCTTGCCTCCGGAAGAATCAGCCGAACGCCATTGCTCTTTGCGTCCGTGCATGCCGTGACGGATGCCTCAAACATTTCTTCCTGGTAGTCGTCCCCACTGAAAGAAAACCATTCCGGTATGTTCTCCATTCCCGTCTCAGACTGGACAATACACTGCACAAGATACCTTTTTCCGGGGAAAATTCCATCAAACGTGTATTGTAGCTGTGCAGTTCCGTAAATATTGCCTGTGTCTCGGATGATGTTCTCCGGCTCAGTCTCGTAGTTATAATTCTCCGGTTCTTCCGCGATTCTCCATCGGACCCAGTTGATTCCGTCTCCCTGCTTCTGCGTGTACTTTGCTCGGAACGTAACGGATTTTTGGTTGAAAGAACTTCCGTCGTAGAAGTCTCCAAGAAAAGAAATGGTCGGACGGTCTCTTGTAATAAATGTGCTCTGGCTCTGCTGGTCAACATACTCCGTTTCACTCCAATACTGCCGGATGCGCAGCTTGTAGCTTTTCCCGTTTGTGATACTGAGTGATTCAAGATTCGCGTGGAACATCTGCACGTTTCCTGCGTAGTCTGTCCCATAAAACGGTTGTTCCAGCGTTCTGCCCAAAACAATCTGCGAGGGTTCGTCAGCCCCTACGATAAAAAGCCCAAACCTCACCAGCGGAGAGTTGCCGTTTACCTGAAAACTGAGCACAAAATCCTCGTTCGCGTCAATGACACCGTTTCCAAGCGGCCCCAGCATGCTTGGAGAAATGTTTGTCGGCTGATAAAGCATAGTTTTCTTCCTTTCTCTCCCGTCTCAGGAGCCGCTTGAAATGGTGAGCGTCTGCGCCATCCGCGCAAGCTCATATACGCTTGTCGTTCTTGCCTTTCCCTCGCTGATGGAAATTCCGCCGAGCCGATACACATTTCCGTTGTGCTGCGTGCCGATTGCATGGTTGTCAAACCTTGCCCCACCTGCAAGCGGCATATCGTTTCTCGCCCCGTACAAAAGACCCAGCTCCCGGATTCTCTGCTCAAACCGCGCGTCTGCCATCGGCGCGAGCATCTTCTTTGTGATCTCCGGCGGCAAAACCATCTCGTCCGCGCTCGTCGCCTTGATACCGCCAAGCCCCCGAAGGATACCGCCCTCGTCATATACCGTGAATTTCCGTCCGTATCCGTCCGTGATCGATGTCGTGCCGTTCCGGTTCTTCACCCAATAAGACCCGTCTCCGCCTCGCATCGTGTCTCCTGCGCCGGCGTTGTTCAAAAAGTTCAGACCGTTCGCGCTGGAAATTTTGTAGTATCCGCCCTTTCCGTCGTCCGGCTCTGCATACACGGTTCCGCTGTATCGGTTTCCGCCGCCTCCGCCAGAGCCGCCGCCAGAACCTGAACCACCCGAACCGCCGCCCGGCGCATTGTCATACCCTCCGGTATAGTTGTAGGTTGTCTGATTCTTATCAACAAGCTTCGATTCATACGTTCCGTCCGGATTGACGCCTGTAATTTCGTAAGTGCCGCCGCCTGTAACAACTCTGTCTCCAACGGCAAGCCCGGACGGTGCCTTTCCGTCCGCTCCAACCTTCACAATCCGGTTCGATGCCGCTACGATGCTGTCTGCAAGCTTCGTCACATCCACGCCAAGCGCCCTGAATAGCTCTGCGTTTTCTAAGATGATTGCCTTGAGTTCCGGCGTTGCGTTCTTCCAGATGTCCTGTAGGATCTCCCCGATGCCGCGCGTCTTTTCCTTGAGGGAGTTGAGGAAATTTTTATACTGCCGGTCAAGTGCGTCCTGCTGGGCTTTGATTGCGTCCTTCCGCGCTTCCAAAGCCGCCAGTTCTGCGTTGTATTGGAGTTTTTCCCTGTAGTCCTCCAAGTCATCTTTCGCCTTGTCGAGTGCATCCTCTGCCGACTTGATTTCCTTCTGGTCTGCGACCCATTCCCACTGACCGGCTCTTGCGTTATACTGCCGGATTGTCCGCTCATTCTGCGCGTCTGCAAGATTTTTCTGCGCCTGCTGCACTGCGAGAATCTTCTCTTCCAGCGTCAGCTCTTCGTCTTTCGACTCCTTGCGCTTTTTCAGCGCCTCGATCTGCGCGTCGATTGCCGCGATTTCATCATCCAGCGCATCCGACTGCCGGTCTAAGGACTCCTGCAATGCGCTTTTCAGCTCGCTCAGAAGATCGTCCGCGCTTTTAAGCTCTCCGTTGATCTTCTCCTGCCATTCCCACCATTCTGCGGAAAGTCCGTTAATATCCGCCTGACTTGCGCCAATGGAACGAAGATACTCCGCCTGCGCGTGAAGCGCCTGCTGGATCTGACGCATCTTGTTCTTCTGATCTTCCTCGCTTGCCCCTTGCTTTTCCATGAGTGTAAGCTCGGATTTAAGAAGCGATACTCTTTCCTTGTGCGAATCAAGTATCTCGTCAGAAGCGCGTCCTCCGCCGCCTCCGCCGGAGCTTGTTCCGCTCGGCTCTGGAATTTTGTCTGCCAGCGTGTTCCAGTAGTCCAAAAGCGCCTGATCGTTGTTCTGCGCCTTTTTCTTCTGGCTTGCCACATACCGCTCTGCCTCCTTTAAAGGCATGCCGTATTTCTTCTGCGCATCCGCAACCGTCATTCCGGCGTCTTTACCGATGGCATCCAGGCTGATTCCGGCGATGGCGGAGTTTGTAACGCCTGCCTGCAAAGCAAGCGCCTGCAATGCGGCGATTTTCCCGCGCACATCAAGCCCCGTGTTATTGAAGATAATCATGCGCGCAACAAGGCTGTTGATTTCGCTGTCTGTCGCGCCTGCCTGCTTTGCCGCGTCAATCAGTCCTGCAACAAAGCTGTCCATCGCTCCGCTGGACGATTTCGTGATGCCAACAAGATCTTCCGTTGCATCCACGTCTGCCATGATCGCCTCTGCAACGCCGCGAAGCCCATCTTCCGTCATCCGGAGCTTTCCGTTTTCGTCCGTCAGAAGGTTAATATATTGGCTGCTGATTCCAAGCAAGGACTTCATCGTTGCCGAGGAAATACGTCCAGTTGCCTGATACTCCGCAAGCGCCTTCGATACCGTCCGAAGGTCTGATTCCTGCTGCTTGAGCGTTTTTGCTGCTTCCGCTATTTTTTCTGCGTTTTTCGAAGCCGCATCCGCGTTCTCATCCAGCGCGTCCGTGTTGTCGGAAATCGCCTCGTTTTCCCGCTCATAGCTCTCAATCACGCCGTCCTTCGCGTCTTCCGCAAGGTTTTCAAGATACGTCTGGTTCTCAAGCGCCGCATTGTATTCCTCGACAAGCGGTGTAAGCGTTGAGATTTTGTCTGCAATTTCCTTATACAGGTATGTGCCTTCGTCTCCGCTGTCCAGCATCTCGTTTCTGCGGCGAACCAGGTCGTTATAATAATCGAGAACCGTTCCAGCGCTGGAACCTGCCGCAAGTCCGACTTTTCCGCTTGCGCTGCTCAGCTGCTCTCCTGCCGCCGTTACGCCCGCTTTCGCGTCATATAGCGCAGACTCGATTTTTGCCTGCAAAAGCTCTGTGACAGCGCCCTTATTCGCATCGATTGCCGCCTTGAGAGAACCGTACCGCGTGATCTGCTCGTCAAGCGCGGTCGTTTCATATCCGATTGCATTCAGTAAATCGTAGGTTGCAGATTCAAATTCCTTTTTAGAGCCTGTTCCGTCGGAAATTGCCTTGTCTGCGCCCTGATACGCGCCGTAGAGTTCTTCAAGAGACCTTGCTTCCTCCACTGCTGCATTTCCGGCTTCAATCGACGCCTTCCACGATTCTTCCTGCTTCTGCTTGTAGTGGTTATAAGCGATGGTAAGCGCCGAAATAACCGCAACCACGCTGCCAACAATCAGCTGCGTGCTGGTGAGCGTCAGATTCATCGACTTCATGCCGTTGTTGAATCCTTCCGCGCCGCCCTTTGCCTTGCTGAATAGCATTGGGAGAGCCGAAATAACAGATTTCAGTGTTCCAAATCCAGTTGTGATTTCGTTCCACTTTACCGTAGCAAGCGCACCGCCGAAAATCGTAATTGCAGTGCCTAGATCGCCGAACCCCTCAATCAGCCATGTGACCGCATCGAGACTCCCCTTCGCCCAGCTCGTGTCGATTGTCTTGGAGATGAACTCCGTCCACGTATTCTGTAGGATATTTGCCTTGCTCTCCCAGCTCGTGAGCATAATGCTGACTTCCTGATCGGCGCTGCCGGCAGAATCCTTGACTTTGTCCAGCATATCGCTATACATGTCAAAGTTCTTGATGAGCGCGTCCAACTGGTTCGTCCGCAGCTTGCCGCCGAGGTCAGACTCGATTTTCGCAAGCTCTGCCTGCGTCAGAACGCCCTCTTTATACGCCTTTGCAAGTCCCGCTACCGCTTCCATCGGGTTTACGATGGTTCCAGTTGCCTGCGCCGCTTTCATGGCTTCCTCGGAATACGTCCAAAGAACCTGCGTCAGACTTTCGATTTCATCCTTCGTCCATGTAACGCCGTTTTCAAGCTCCGTCTCGGTATCTCCCATAATATTCAAGATGAGAGCGCGAGCAGCGGTCGCGGCTTTGGTGCCTGACTCCTGGGTCACAGCCGTGATCGTTCCGAGCATCGCCATCAGCTGGTCAATGGACATATTCGCCATCGACGCCACATTTGCAACGATTGGGAATCCCTCTGAAATCTTCTCGATGGACGTTGCGTATTTGTTCTCAATGACGTTGGCTTTATCGAGAACTGTGGACAGCTCCGTGACATTGCCCTTCATCTTGAACGCTGCGTCCGCAGCAAGAAGGAACTGATTTGCCGTCTCCGCGTTCACATCACCGACCAGCTGCGTCTTTGTTGCAAGCTCCGCCATGTCTTCCGACAGTTCTTTGTAGCCGGCTTTTGCGAACGTTCCCGTCGATTCCAAATAGTCCGTCACCGCCACGCCATACTGCGAAGCGACCTCATAGGCGTGCTGGCTGAGCTTTTCCATCTCCGCGTCGGTGTTGTTCGTGACCTTCTGAATGGCGGTCAGCTCCGTGTCGACCTCTTTCATGGTCTTTACCGCTTCCCGGAACGACCGAATGACCGTTGCAACCGAGGCGTTGATAACCTGCCATGCAACGATTTTCTTTACGATATTGCCAAGGCTGTCTCCAAGCACGTTCGTGGAGTTTTTGAGCTTTTCTGTGTCGGTCTGCGTCTGGGAAAACTCGCTTTGAAGCTCCTTGAGACTCGCCTTCGCACTGTCTACACCGCTCGTATACGCTTCGTATCCGATTTTCCCCTCTGCAAGATCGCTGTCCAGCGTAGCAAGAGTTGCCCTTGCGCCCTTGACCTCTCCGGAAAGCTTGTCAAATGTTCCGCTTGGATATTTGCTTACCGCGCTTCCAATCTGCCGTTCCAGATCTGCAAACTGCTTTTGAAGCGTCGGCATCCCCTTCTGCGCCGCAGAAAACGCCTTCTGGTTGGCTTCTGCCGCCTTCTGCGCGGCTTTTGCAATCGCGTCATAGTTGGTTGTCGTCTTTGTCTGAACCTCAGAATACGACTGCGTTTCCTCGTTCAGCGTCCGGATGATCTCGGTCGTTCTTCCAATCCCCTGATTGACCGTCTCAATCGTCCGAACCGGCGCGCCCTCTGCAATGCCGTTCCAAACCTGCGTGAACTTTCCGCCCAATCCGTCCGCATTCTGCGTCAGCGTCCGCATAGACGCATTGAATTTGTTGATTGCGTCCATGCCGGTAGAATCTACCGTGATGGAAAGCTTCTGGCTTTTCAGGTTGTTTACGTCCTTAATCAGCGTGTCGAGCTGATTGCGAACGACCTCTACCTGTAGTTGAACCTTATCAATATTTCCAGCCATCTTTCAGAATCCTCCCATCATTCGACATTGAACCCTTCCGTGCGAAGCCCGGACAAAAGCGCCCCTTCAAACCATCCGTCCTCTACAACATTCTTCTGTGCAACGTTGTGAAACGGACGCGGCTTTTGCCCTGACCACCGATACTGATACCCTTTTCCGCTCTCAACGACCGGCGCGACCAGTCTCCCCGTGTCATCGTCCCTGTTCATGTTCTGAACGGTCAAAAGCATATTCTCCGGGTCATACTCCGCAACCATATTCTCCGGGCTTTGATCGATCAATCCGCCGTAATCTCCGCGCCTCCAATAAGCAACCGGCGTATAAGCGTCATAAACCTCTGTCTCTACCGCATTCGCCATCGCCACGCGCACAATGACCGCAACATCGTTTTCCATCACTCGCCCGATTGCCGCGTCCAGCTCCGTGTTGAACCGCGCCACAATATCCTCGATTGCCATAGAAAGCCGCCTTTCATTCAAAAGAAATGCGCAAACGCACCAACGCTTTATCCCTTGATACGCTTGCGCATTTCCCGGAGGGTTATGCCCTCCGGGATTTTTCCTGTTTACGCGGTCACGCTGACATCGCAGCTGTCCTTGAAGGTCTTTTCGCCCACCGTGTAGGAAACCTCGACCTCGAAATCGCCAGCAGTCGTGCCGGCGGTAATCAGGCCGGTGCTTGCACCGACAGTCGTGCCGGTCGGAGCGCCGGTCGCCGTGTAGGTAAAGGTGTTGGCGTCGCCCTTGACCAGTTCGCCGTTCATCATCACGATTCTCGGCTGCATCTGATACTTGCCGGACTGTGCAACGGAAATGCTGCCGACATTTGCAACAATGCCCTCCACGCTCTCTGCGTCCGAGCTGCACGGCACATACAGGTAGTACGCCAGCTCTGCGCCGCCGCCGGAGCATTCGTCGCAGGAATCGCCAATGATGGTCGAGTCGTTGATGACCGCCTGACCGGAAAGGGACGTGGTGTCATTGTTGCCCTGATCGCCGGTCACGCCGCCGTTCGCGCCGAACTTGAGCGACGGGATAATCACATAAAGCGTACCCTGACGGGTGCCTTCATTCTGCGCAGAACCGGACTCGTTTGCATACACTGCCATTGCCGCCGTAAAATGCACAACCTTCGGGTCAAGCATCGTGGTAACGGTTGCCAGCTGTGCGTCCGCGCGGCTTGCAAAATACCAGACCTTATAGGTCTTTCCGGACACTGCCGTAAATCCTGCGACCTCTCCTGCTGCGGAAATGTCATACGCCTTGCCGCCAACGGCGATGGGGCTTGCCGCGCCGATCTCCTGCACATAGCACTGCGGCTTTGCCATGCCGAGCTGCGCAACCGGTGTGCCCTTGGTGACGTCGATGGTGAGGGAAGTGCCGTCCGCCGTGACATTCTGGCACGTCATAACGGGCGCAGAATACTTGAGCGTTGCGCCGAGCTGTGCAGACTTTGCAAACAGCGAGAAGTCCGCCGCCACAAACTCCACGTTGACCGTCGCATCAGACGGGATGATCGCCGCAACAGCGTTGCCAAGACCCGCGCGGATTTCGCCCATGGTGACGCTCGTGGTCACGTTGCCGCTCTGGAACTTGTTGGAGAAATACACGATGTCACCGGTAACTTTATCGGTACAGATCGCTTCGGAAGTACCCTTGAGGTAAAGTCTCTTGTCGGTAAACTGAATCATTCTTTGTTCACTCCTTTTGAAGATTTAAAGTGTCATGTTGTCTTGCTGCCCGCATTTTTTACCGCGCGCATACCGGCTCCGCCTGCAAACGACGCCATATCGATCACACCGCCGCAGTAGTCGATTTCCCGGTCATAAAGGGGGCTTGGATACGGGTTGCCGTGCGGCCATTTTGCCCCCTGCGCCTCCGCCATGCCGCAGTTGAGATACCCCATCATCCGCACCACAGCGTCCTTCTGCCGCTGAAACCGCAGCACCGGCCATTCGTCCATCTCCACGTCCGATATTCCGCTGATGAGCGAAATAGACGCTTTCACAGACGCTGCCTCATACCGAAGCTTCGGCGCTTTCATTTCCGCCAAGTCCTTCTCAGCCTGCACAAGTTCAGGGTTGGCGCTCTCCGACACAAGCTCTATTCCGTTCTGAGCCGCCAAAATTGGGCGAAGCCTTTGAAATTGAATCGGCGTAATGTCTGCAAACGTTCTGCTTCCGGTCTGAATGCGGACACTTTTCAGCTTTTTTTGGTTTCTTTCGTCCGGTAAAATGGAGACAAGTCCAAGCCGTTCCTCCGCGCTTTGCCCCTCCCCTGCCCGCAGCGCAAGCAGCAGGAAAAGCAAGCTCCGGAAGAAAAGGCCCGTCCCCGGCTCTCCCTTTGCCGCCGCGTCAAAATCCATCTGGTAAAACGCCTGCAAAAGAGGTTTGGAGATCAAAGTCACAGGGAGACTTTGCTGCAAAAACTCAATCGCAGGTCGCGCCAGCATAAACTCGTCGAGTTCCATGACGCGGATTGGATATAGGTGCAAGCCCTCAACCTCTATCGTCTGGTATCGGTCGATTGCCCGAACCATGCTGTAAGAAAGGTCGTTCATATTTTTGTTTTCCTTTCCGATAGCCAACAAAAAAGAGCCGGCAGTGCATGAACCCATGCCCTGTCAGCTCTCCCAGCTGTTTCCTCCGCGCCGTTTCGCGGAAGAATCTGTTCTTCTCTTTTTACTCCACCGGCACATCCATTTCAGAATCACACCACATCACGCTCATATGGAGCTTTCTTCCGCAGTGCGTGCCGTAGTCAAAAATGCTTGTGCTTCCGTTGTCTGCGTGGGAAATCCTCGAAAAATCCACAACGCCGATTCCCGTAATATTTACCCCATGCAAAGCCTCAATGATGCACTGCTCAATGTCATAGCTTCTTGCATACGCATCTGTCCTCGTCGTGTTTTCCAGGTTGACATTCACAAGAATCTCAAACTGCAGCCCAAGCATCGTGTGGAAATTATCCCGCGCAATGCTTCTTCCCATGTAGAGTTTCAGCGTGACCCCGGCTTCCGTGTCGCTCTGCCCCCACACCCTCTGCGGATAAATGCGATACCCCTTCGGATGCGCCGCCTTTTCCTCCTGCGTGTTGAGTGCCGGGTGTTCTCCGTCAAACAGCATCGAGAGCTTTTCCTTCGCCGTCGGAAGCGGCTGCTCAAGAGGTCTTGCCCCGTCGTGCCAGAGATATTTTATCAGCCTCACCCGTGCGCGGCTGTTGTCGTCCTTCGGCGTATACCCTTCGCTCGGCAGGTCCATCAGATACCGCAGAATTTTCAGTGGGATTTCCTCCGAACCCTTGAGCCGGTTAAACCCCGTCTGCACTCTCTCATAGGGATATGTGTCGGAGTTGACCGAAACCATGCTCATTTTACTTTCACCGTCGCTTTCTTCTGCGCGGCATAATTGTCAATTTCCTTCTTGACGCTTTCCAGCTCTTCCTTTAGCCCCTGCATGGTCTCCGGTGTCGTCTGCATCTGCATCGCCATCATAATCCGGCTCACCGGCTCATTCATCACCTGCATCATATTGTAGACCTCGGTGTTAAACCGCTTTTCAAGATCTCGCCAGTCGGAAAGCACGTCAAATGCCTTGTCGCGCACCGCGCCCCCTTCTGCCTTGAGCCGTTCAATCTGGTTGAAAATATGGCTTCCTGCCAGCGCGTCATAGTCGCAAACGCTCATCAGCCACGGGTTTTCCCCCTCCTGCTCATATGAAAGTCCAAGATACAGTCTGGAAAACGCACCCATCAGCATCCTGCTTTTGATCGACGTGTTGTCCTTGTACATGGGAGGCATTGGAAGGCTCTCTGCGCCGCCGGAAATTCGAAGCTCCATCCGGTCAAAGCAGCCGTCTGCCGCCTCCTTGATAAACCTCATCTTCTCTTCCAGAGGCACATAGTCCCGCATCTGCATCAAGTGTTCCTTTGTCATCGTGAATTTTTCCATGATTTCCCCATTCCTTTCAGATTTTCTCATGGTCTTGTGCTTACTTCTTCTTTTCCTTTCGGACATCGCACCCGTATGCCCCCTCGGAAACCTCCCACCGCCTCGTTCTGCCACAAAGATACTGATGCGCGCACCAGTCGTGCCGCGCTCCGTTCTGCGTCAGATACCGGCAGTGAAGGCTAACGTCCCCGTTTTTCCGGTAAGCGTACTCGCACTTCCCGTTCATCCTTCCGCTTCCTTTTCTTCGTCGGGATAAGTCTCCCGAACCTTCCGCTTCTTCTGCCCGTCCGCCATATGTGTTCTCCTTTCTCTCCCTCTGGCGGTTACTCTTCCACATCCCACGCCTGCGGGTATTCTGCTAGACTATATGCTGTATCCTGGTTCGCTTTGGTGAACTTACCGTCTTGCACGGCCCATTCCCCTGCCTTGTACACGTCGTGCGCGCCCGTTGGGTGTACGAAATTCCGCGCCGTCTCGCGTGACGTGCCATGATATGGTCTGTTGAAGGTGAACCATGCAGAGCCACCAGGCACAATATCCGGATATACCGCATTGTCGTAATTCTGATAGCATTCCCATACGTCTCCGTCTACAGAGAAAATGTCTCCGGCAACGTGTTTGCCCGGCATCCATTCATCATATAGCGCCGAACACATGATAATTTCATCTGCCGTCTTTGGTTTCTCGCCCCGCATCAACATCCGCACCATATTCGCCGTGGATGGCAGAAGGTCGTAGACGACAGGCGTTGCAACAACCGGCTGCGGCTCCGGCAGCGGGATATTCGTCAGTAGCCAGCTGCCGTCTTTGATGTCCTGCCGGAGATAATCGGTCGGGTCGAACGTCCGCAGCTCGAAACCACTTTCGGAAAAAACCATAACCAGCCCCGTCAATTCTTCCAATGCAGGGAGGGAGTCCCCGACAAAGCGCACAGAACTGGATGTGTTTAACATCCTTACACGTTCGTATGTTGCATTGTTATGTGTGATGTACATAAATAACCCCCTAAATCAATTTTCCGTGATGGTGCAGGTCGGTGTCCACACAACGTTGCCGTTTCCGTCATACGTTTTATTTTGTTCGAATAAAATGCGTGTGTTTGTTGTGGCTACAAATTCGTAAGTACCTTCTTTTTCGTGTGATACAGTTACACCGTTCAAAATAACGTTGCCGCGGCTGTTTCGCGCCTTATACGATATGGTGATCGGAACTTTACTTCCAGAAGGAAACGTCAGTGCTGCAGCATCCGTTAGTTTTTCGCCGTTAACTACGGCATACATGGAATAGGTACTGTTGTAAGAAACAGGGACGCTCAGAATTACCATGAATTTGCTGGGAAGTCCCCTTCGTAAAAACATTCCCATTGATGCACCCCCTAGAAGCAGAAGCAGAAGGGCACGCCAAGCGCAGCGCCGCCCCGGATAGTTCCCTTAGTGCCGGCGGATGATACGAAGATAAAATTTGTGGTGCCGTTTATAGACGGGGAACGTGTCCACCATCTGGATTCCGCGCCGTCTAGCATTTTTATTTTGCTTCCGTTTTCTTTGTAATACTGATATTGTTTACCTTCGCCTGGCGCGGAAGAATCAACATCACCAAACACTTCCACATCGCTTGGAAAAAACAGTTTGTCTGCCGTTGTTACGATGGTGGTGCTTTTGTTGCCCGCAGATGTCAGTTTATTCACATTCTGGATGCCATTTTGCACTTCCAGCGGCAATTGAACCAAGATGGCAGGAAGATGTGTCTGCCGCATGGCGCAGCCTTCCCAACCGTTTCTGTTTGTGTTGCTGCCCTCCATTTCGTTTTTTCCGTAGCAGTCGTGCAGCTGGAAGGTAAACGGGGCTTTGCCGAAGCCATCGGAATAGTCGTCGTGATTGATACCGATAATGTCAACCAGATAGTCCGTGGAGCCAATCATCATCGCCTTCTGATCTCCAATCTTCCACGTTGAGGGGACAACCTTTTTCTGGCAGATAGCAATGATCTGTTCCCAGGTATTATCCGAAAAATTTGCCTCATATGAAGGCTTAATTCCAGTAAACCATCTTGGGCTCCTTCCGCTCATCCGAACACCACCACCTTCACGGGGACATTCACCGTCGGTGCTTTGCCGATGCACTGCGCAGTCAGGCTGTTCGCGCCCGTCTTGTAGTTATGGATGAGAGCGAAGCCCTCCAAAAGCGCTGCGTCCGCGTCCGGGTCCGTGCCCGAAAGCGCCACGTCCCACTGCGGGTCTACATCGTAAGCGGCTTTCAAACCCGTGATCGTGATCGTCTGCGCCTGGTAGCCGTATGCATCCTCTGCCCAGCTATTTGCCAGCAGAGTTCCCGAATACTGCGTAACCTTCGTTCCGGACGAAGCATCGCTCTTTGTCCACCTTCCGTCAACAACCATCATAACCTTGCCGTTGTCAGCCGCCGTAACAGGAATTTTCTCCTGCCGCTCGTCAACGTCCTTTTTCCGTGGCGTGGATAAATTGTTGTCGTATACGCCTAAGTTCTTCATACCCTCTGCCTCCTGCTTATAGGTTCACCATCGTTTTGAGATGGTGAACCCTCGTTTTCTCAGCCGATTGCAACCGCCCGATATGTTCCGGCTGTAAGAGAACCGGCGTTTTCCGTGTCATTGATCGTGATAACGATGCTTCCGCTTGCGTTTGTGACCACATCCGCAAGCACCATCGCGTTTGTCGCCGCCTCATACACCTGCACCAGCATCGGATACTTCGGACCGTTCGCCTGCGCGTCGATGGTCCATGTAAAAGCACCTCCATTTGCTGTGATCGTCGGGTTTGTCGCGGTATACTTGTGAAGATTCTCCGGTGCTGCTTGCCATGTCGGTGCTTGTCCCTCGCCGTTAGAGGTCAGAACCTGACCAACTTCTCCGCCTGTCGTCGGTGCATAGAACGTCGGATTCGCCGTTTCTGTACCGTTCTGTGTAATGGTATTCTTGGTTGCACCCTCGGCAACGGCACCCAGCTTTGTCTTGTCCTCTTTGCTGAACTGCGTATAGGTTTCGCCCTCGCCGATATCGTCCTGTGTCAGCACAACAACACCGGTTTTTCCGTTGACCGAGTTTACGTCCGAAGGATTGCAAAGAACGTAGGTTGTTCCGCCCCAGCGGTACTGCTTGTTCTGATACGCGCCCTCCGTCATAACGACGTAGATCTTTCCGGTCTCCGGCGTAAGTGCCGCGCCCCCTGCCGTCAAAGAAAGCCAGTCATTTGCAAGCGGCGTAGACCCAACGATATACGCCTCAACGACATCATCGACATAGCTGGGCAGCTGGCCAGACGGAACAAGACCGTCTGCACCAAGGGTTGCGACGCCGTTTGCCTTTCCCTTTTCCGATGCTGGAATCTTGGAATTAAGCTGTTCCTGCGCGTCGGAAGTCAGCCCGGCAATATACTGCGCCCCGGCGATCTCCACAACTTCTGCCGCTACAACGTGTCCTGCCTTGTCTATCGTGAAGGAAACCACATGTGTTCCATCGCCGTATTTCTTCGCATCTGCACCGGAGAACGCATGTCCAAACGTAATAACCTTTGTCGTTCCATCCGCATTGACATGAATCCACTTGTCGCCGGAAGCCAGCGAGAAGGTATCCGTCTTGCTGGTTGCAGAAACCGTTGCCGCTGCATTCTGACCTGCAACTTCGGCGGTGTCGTTCGTGCTCTGCTGCGGAACGGTAACATTGGAAAAGGCGTTCTGGTTTACCTCGCCGCCTCCTGCAACCGCGTTTTTGATGGCGGTATCGAGCGCAGAAAGCGCTTTTTGGAGCGTATCGCCGTCTGCAATATATCCGCCCTCTACCGGCTGATAGCCCGTCAGCGTCAGCTCAATAACCTTCTTGGTCGTAACGTTTCCGCTGCTGTCCAGCCCAACGATTACCGCCCCGGTGCTTCCTTCCTGCTGATACACAACGCCGACCGGCTTCCACTTCTCCCCGTCATACTGGTAAATGACCTTATCGGCAGAGTTTGTGTAGATCTGCCCAAGCTTCGGGTTTGCAGGGGGCGAAGCCAGCGGCTGAATGACGGCGTTTTGGATCTCGTTTTTGCTTAAATCAAGGTTTGTAAGAACTTTTCTGCTCATGTGAAATTCCTCTCTTTCGGGTTAAAATCAGTTGAGATACGCTTCTCCGGAAAATGGTGCTGTAAATGCGATGCTCAGTTTATTTTTTGTCAGGTATGTGACCTCACCAACGACCTCGTTTCCTCCGCTGTCCGCCACCGACACAGAAGGATATTTTCCAAGGTCATGTTGGATCATCCAAAGATCAGACGCAGTTCTCTGCGTGAATGTAAAGTGCCGGTCATCGCCGGAACCGATGCCAAGGTTTTCCTGCGCCTGCTGCTTCTGCTCCGGTGTCAGATTCTGCGCAATATCATAACGGACTGCGCCAAGCGCAATATTCGCGCTCGCCGCCATGACCGTCACATGGACATTTCCGCAGACTGCCGGAATATCCACCGGCACGTCCTGCGTCCCGGACTCGCCGCCTGCCGCGCCGCTCTGCGGAAGAACGCCCTTGCTCAGAGACGAAAAAACGTCAATCGCTCTTCCGATTCCTCCAAAGATATTGCCGCCCTTAAACTGGACTCTTGCCTGCGGCTCCACGCTTCCCTTGAGCGAAAAGCTCTGCTTCTGCGTCACCGGAAACAGCCATTTCCCGTCCCGGTACTCCACATCGCCCGGATACTGCCGAGACATGCCGCCGAGATTCAAAACCACGATCTCAACCAAGTCCTCCGTGATTAACGTCCCGTCCATCATCCGAAGCACAAACGGCAGCGGGTAGCTGTCACCCTGCATGAGCGAAATTGCCATACTTAAAGCCCCTCCAATCCGAGTTTTACGCTTGTGGAGTAGTCTCCAACCGTCGCTGTAATCTCAAGCGGCGTTTTGCTGTCTCCCCAGCAGTTTACAGTCAGACGGTTTTCAAAAACCTCGAAGGAATAGCTCATGCGCTCTGCGCCGGACAGGGAATACGAGACCCGATCAAGCCGCTGCTCTCCGCCTTCAAAATACGCCGCTTCCAGCGTCAAAGACTCATACGCGCGGATGCTCTTCGGAATGTTTCCGAGGAAAGCGACCTCGTTTTCTCCCTCTGCCGGCACAACCGTAACCCTCACGCTCTGCTGAATTTCCCTGTTCTGCGCCAGCGTGCATGTAACAACGCTCTCGCCTTCTGAAATACCGAAGATGCTCCCGTCAAGCCCAACCTCCAAAACATCCGGGTTGCTGCTCTTCCAAAGATAGCCGATTGCCCGTTCGCAGCTTGTCTCTACCGTCTTTCCCATACGGATGCTCTGCGCCGCGAGGAGGCTTGCTGCGCCCGTTTTGATAACCGTGTTTCCCGTAATCCGGATTTCCCAGGAAAACGCCTTGCCGCCTGCCACGTGCCGCTCCATATCGTCTATTTCCATGTTCGCAGGTTCATACCGCGCGGAAAATTCCAGCATCCGTACCGAGCTGTAGTCCCCCGTAAACTCCATCGAATAATCGCTGAATCCCGTGATCCGGTATGCCCCGGACCCCAAAATAATTCTGCTGTTCGTTCCAAGCTTTCTTGTCTGCTCGTTGCATTGGCACGAAACGTTTACATATCCCTTCGAGATCAGCGCGTAGTCCTGCATGTCTGAATCGTTCGACAAAAGCAGTGCCTTATCCACACAAAGCGGTTCGGAAAGAAGATTTCCGTACCAGTCCAGATGGTTCCATACCGACCTGCACCGCTGAACCACTGCGTTTGCCGTTTCGCTTGAAATGTTCTGCGGATTGATAACCAGCCACGTTGAACCAATACACTCGATCTTTGCCCCCTCTGGGACATAATCGATGCTCGCGTCAGCAAACAAAACGATCTTGTAATCGTCCTTTTTCCGAAGCGTCGAGGCAGAGTCGGGCGCGATGTCTGCCATCCGAATCAGTACCGTCTCCCATTCGTATGGGTCATCCGGATTCAGCCCCTGCACCCTTGCCTCGAAGAAGTTCGCTGCGTACTTTGCGTACTCATGCACAAACTGTGTCGTTGGATCTGAAAGATACTGCCGTTTTCTGTCTGCATATTCTGACGGGGTGTTTTTTGCCGCCTGATGCAGTTTCCCTTCCGAAATCATGCCGTTTTTGATGCTGTCTGTAATTGCCAAGCGGTATCACCCCCCCCTGTTTTCTTCCTCTCAAAGCAGTTGGAAAACGCGCCGCGCCGGATTTACCGTCCGCATATACGCGCATTCCTGCTCATATCCGCGCAGCTCTGCATAAAATAGCTGTGCATTTTTTTCATACCGCGCCGTAGATTCCTTCATCGTCGTGTTCTCGTTCGGCGGGTTAAAACTCCTGTCGTGAATTTTCGGCTGAATATTCAGCCATTCGCGGTTGAATCGGTTGTCCCAATTCACCGCAACTGCCAGCGCCAGAAGCCGCTTCTGTTTTAAGCTCAGTTCGTGTAAAAACTGTCCGTCTGTGTAAAAATCCAGACTGTATTCCGTTCCAGCGTTGTCCTGCTGCGGAAACGTCACAACGCCAGTCTCCGCGTTGTAAGTAAAATCCGCGTACGGCGCATACACCGCATCGCCGTTTCTCTGCCGAATCACCTGCACGCACGAGCATAGCTCAAATCCTGTTTTCCCCGTTTCAACGCTCGTTTCCGTCACCGTGCTTTCCTGCGTGCTCTGCCAGGAAAAGTCCGAAAACTCTGGCGGTATCAGTCCTTGCGTCAGATAGACCAGAAGCTCCGGTGGAGACTTTAACATCGGAATCGACATCTGCATCCACCCTGCCATCCTCCGGAAGAAAAGTGCCGGGTTCGTTGCAAGATCCTCTCGCATCCTTGTGTCGCCGATCACGACCATTGCATAATCTGTGATAATTTCACTCCACGGCGTTCCCATCAGTTCCACCTCTCGTCCTCAAACGCATCCTCGCAAGCAACCGCCTGCCGATATTTCTCCCTGTAACATTCTGCGGCGGTTTCGTCCTGAACCAGCTCAAGAATCTCTTCGATTACCGCACATAGCGCCTCGATCTTTTCCTTGTCATTCATTACAAAACCGCCGCCCTTCCATATTTCCTGTTACTGCGCGTCCTGCGCGTTCATTTTCTCGATAATTCCGACAAAATCTCCGCGTCCGCCGCCGAGCGCCTTGCTCATATCATTGAGCTTGACCGTGCGCTGTCTTGTGACATTCCGGTTTCCTTGCTCATAGGCTTCTGCCCATCTCTTTGCAACCATCTTTCTATGCCCCTCGCAGAGCTTCGGATAAATGTCAAGCAGCTCGTCTCCAAGCTCTACCATCTTCTGAAATGCCTTCTGGTCGAGAATTTCCCCGTCCTGATAATCAACGCCAAGCGCCTCTCGTTCCTCTTTGTCAAGCCCAGACACGACAATCAGCCATCTGCGCTTTAAAAATACGCGGTTGCGCTCTGTCAGAACTCTGGAAAGCTCGCTCTTCGGCACATAGAAGCTTCCCGTCTTTCCAACGATCTGCCCATACATGCCGCCCTCTCCGAAGCGCACAATGTTGTCGTCTGCAACCTCTGCCTGCCAAAGAAAATGTACCTTCTCCGTATCCGCTGCAACCTGAATGATCTGCGGCGCTGCCGGCTGCGTGGGAACGCTCTGCATCGCCTTTGCAACCGCCATCGAGATCATGCGCTGCACATCCTCTTCGGTATAGGTTTTCTGTTCCGCTTCCTTCTCAGGTGTTTTTTCTTCTGCCTGCTTCGCGTCGACTTCGATTTTTTCCTCTTCTTCTGCGATCTGGAAAAAATCATCCTCTGCAGCCGTTTCCGGAACGACCGCAGCCTTGCGCGGTCTGCCGCCTTTTTTTGCCGTTTCTCCCGTCTTTTTCTTCGTTTCAGCCATCTTTCATACTCCTTTCAGATTTCATGGCACTGTCGTTATCGTATCGGCTTTCGGCGGACTTGCACCGCCTTCTTGCACTTTGCCAAGCCATATAAAGTGTGGGGAGGGTCGGAGGTATGAACCCTCCCCACGATGCCCGCATCAGATGGTGATGTGGGCAATCTTGCTGGAAAATACTGCAACAGTATCCAGAGCAATCGTGAGATTGAGTGCAATCTCAAAGTCGCTCGCGTCCATCACGGGGTCGATTTCGATGGTGATCGGCGTTGCCGCGTTGTACGCAATGGTCATGGGCTTTCTGCCGGACGATGCCATCATCCAGATGTCCGTGTTGCTCAGAAGCGTTTCCGGATTGGTGTTCTGCGTACCGGGAACGATCACATCGCGCAGCGGAAGCAGCGGAATGCTCATAAACTCGCCCAGATAGCCGCGCGAGTTATAAGCGCCGCCAAGAAGCGTTGCCAGAGCCGCGTCCATGTTCACGTTGGAAGAGCCGCTTGCCTGTGTCGGCAGAACTTTCGACAGCGCAACCATAGAGCCGGTGGCGAAAATGCCGCCGATGCCGGTGTTGTTGAGCGCCGACAGACGGTTTGCAGCGGTCATCCAGTTCGTAGAGTCGAACGAGAACGTCAGGTTGGACGGAATCAGCGTTGTATCTTCCTTCGCAACATTCAGTGCTGCATTCCACATGCCCATGGTCTTTGCATACATGCCGGCGACGATGTTTGCAAAGAATGCGCCAAAGTCCTGATTGTTGCCGACCAGCTGGAACCACTTTGCGTTGATCTGCGCAGTCTTGGGCTGCGGGTTGAGCGTGTAGTCCTTGCTGTAGAAGCGGTTGCGCGGCACAGAGCGGCTTGCGCCCCAGCTCGAATCCTGGAAAACAGGAATGTCGTTGGAGCCGACCGAAACCATATGCGTCTCGCCGAAGCCCACCTCAACGGTCTCTGCGAACATATCCACAGCCTCAGAATAGACAGCCGGGATGATCGGGGTCACGATCTCCTGATAGATACCCTGCAGAACGCGGTAGAAGCTTCTGTTTCTGAAAAATCTCTGACCGTTGCGGCGGAAATCGTCAAAGTCGGTCGGAGCCGCCTCGCCGGTCTGCTGGCAGGTGATTCTTGCGGCATACAGAAGGTGTTCCTGCTGGAACTTCTCGTTGAGCTGTCTGTAGCCGGTCTGGGTGAGCATCGAATGTGCCGACTCCGCCTTGCCGTTTGCCGCGAGCATGGCGTTCTTGCCCTTGACCGCGTGCTCATAGGCAAGGACTCTGCCCTTTGCCACAATGTCGGCGCGCTGCCGTTCGATGCCAGAGCCGTCTGCTGCATTCACAACAAACACAGACGGGGAAATGCTGTTAAGCGTCAGTTTAGACATGTTGTTTCACTCCTTCCTGATTAGCCGCCTGCGGCAACAGCCGTAAACGCGATGACATCGATGTATTCAAAGCTGGCAGTCGTTCCCTCGGTGAACTTGCCGGGTTCGCCTCTGAGCTTGAAGTACAGTGCGCCCGTCGCGGTCGGTGCGGCATTGGCAGGTTTCAGCTGACCTGCGTCAATGGTGAAAAACTTATTGGTGCTGAGTTCCCCGGTCACGTTGCCGATACCGAAGCGGTACGCATGCGTGCCGTCAAAGACGATCTGCGTAAACGTGCCGTCGCGTCCTGCGGGAATGCCAAGACCGAGCGTCTCCGTGCCAACGGCATAGAGCTGACCGTTCTTGCCTGCAAGAAGCGGAACCTCATAGGTGTTCGCCGCGTACACAACGTCACCGGCGTTCGTAGTAGAGGTCGCGTCGTTCATGTACCATGCGTTTTCATTCTTCACGTTCGCAAATCCGGCGCACGGAAGATTGTCGTTTCTGATGACAAGTCTGCCGGCGTCGCAGTCTGCATCCTTCTGGGAAACCTGATACCGACCGGTGACGTTGATGAGGTCATTGTTTCTGTTGTTTGTTACACGCGCTTCAAACGCGGTTTTTGCAGTAAAAGACATCTTGTCTCACTCCTTTCTTATTCCTTGGCAGTCTCGATGCCCCAGCCATTGAGCATGTCGCCAATCGTGCCGCCGTCATGCTGGGCGTTCTGACCGAACTTTTCCCAAGCAAATACCGTGCGGTTTTTCTGCGCAGCGGCAGCGTCCAGCTTTGCAACTTCCTCGCCGCATACCGCGTAGACAGACTTTGTGACCTCTGCCTCGCCGGTCCAAGCGCCGTCTTTCATGCAGTTGGCATAAAGACCGCTTTCCACGTCCTTGAGAATGCCGTCGATGGCGCTGTCGGGAACCTTTTCTGCGCGGTTCGCGTTGAACGCCGCAAGTGTGTTCTTGGCTGCCTGCTTCGCTGCGTTCAGCCGGCGTGCGCTTTCAAATGTTTCCATGTCAGAAACCTTTTTCGTCGCATCTTCCAGCTGCTTTCCAAGCGTCTTGAGTTCTGCTTCTGCGTGGTTCAGTCTGCTTTGCAGCTCTCCGCTTGTCGCATCCGTAAAGTCCATCGCATCCACACGCAGCTCCGCGTCCTCGCCGAACGGAACCACGGTTTTTGCAGACAGGCTTACAAATTTCTCCGGCACAACGGTTTCCGCTGCATTTTCCATGACGTAGCTCTTAAAAGCGCCGTCCTTGGAAAGCAGTGCAACATATACCTTGCCGTCCTGCTCTCCGGCAGCCAGAACCTTGTAGCCTTCGAATCTTGCGGAAAGCTCCGTAAGCTGTCTCTTGCTATAAGTGTTCAATTTCTTCACTCCTTTTCGAGTTGTTACCCCTTCCTTGGGGGCGTTGTTCTCCGGGGACTTCTGCAAAGATGCCGCGCGCAGTTTCAATGTCTTAAATTCATCCTGCATCGCAGACAACCGGGCGATGTTGGCTCCCGGAATCGCCGGAGCAACGCCCTCTCCCAGAATCGTGACACCGATGCCGCTCCAGGACGTGAAAACTTCCGTATCTCCGTCCTTGTGCATTTCGTGAATCAAGGTCTCCACCGACACGCTCATGCGCCCTGTTCGCACAATCTTGTCGACAAGCTCCTTCGCGTAAAATGCAAACAGCTTTCCCTTCGCCACAACCCATGTATGACCATCCCTCTCCACAAGGGAAAAATCATTGATGTCATCCGACAGCGTTCCGACAATCCGCTCCGCTGTACCGTCCGTGTAGGAGTAGTATTTCTCCCGTGTCCTAGGGTCTACCTTCTCCGAGCTGTTATGCCCGTCTCCGATTTTCCCCATTACGTAGGCAATCAGAATCGGTTGACCGACAAACGACCGATAATGGTCTTTGATATTCCGGTATTCCCATCTGTTTTCGTTCAGCCCGTCTCGCATCATCGTGAGTTCCACGCCAAACTCATACTCATTGAGTTTTTGCAAAACCCTGATCTGACCAAAAGACTTGGAAGGCTTTGTTTTTGTAAGCGGCATCGTCACGCACCCTCTTCCTCAAAAAGATCCTCGATCCAGTTCTCAAAGCTCGTCGCGCCCATTTCATGCTCGGAATACATCTGCCACGCATACAAAAACTTTTCGTAGCTCGCGCTGTTTTCCATCTGCAAATTCTCAAATCCGCGTCCCAGTGGATATACGCCGCTTTCATCGCATACCTTCACACATTCATGCAGCGCGTTTTCAATCTTCTGCAGCGCGTCGATGATTTCCTCAAACACATCGTCAAGCGTCTCCGGTTCGCCCCGGTATTCCTCGGTCGCCGGGTAGATCTGCAGGATGTGCCTCTGGTGAAGAAGATCGCCAATCACGTCAAACCGAACGGGCTGCGCATGCGCGAGCTTGTGAATCACGTCTGCCGTCTTGGGCATTCCAAACTCGATCAGTACCCACTCCTTGAGTGTGTCGAGCTTGCGCGCCGCGTCCTGATACGCGCCGGTCGCTTCCTTCGCCGCGTCCCGGATACGGGCAAACGCGCCGCTTTCAAAATTAAACTTCTCTTTCAGTCGGGCCATTGCAGGCATCTCCTTTCCAAAAAGAAAAGGAGCCAACGGCACATTTCTGTGTCGTCAGCTCCGTTAGCTCTTCCGCTCCGCCATTTCGGTGCGGGTGTTCTCTATGATTTTTTACCGTTTCTCAACGACTGCCTTTAAAATCACCTTCACGCTGTCCTCAACGATGCGGTAGCCGTCCTTCGTTCGCTGAATCCGAACGTCCTTATCGTCATTCAGTGCGCGGTTAATCAGAAAAAGATCCTCTTTTTTGACATACTCAGTCATTTGTCGCTCCATATTGGTCAATCACGCCCTCCGAGCCGTCTGTCGTTACCGCTCCGTCCCCTTTGGGTCTGCCCTGCTTTTGCGGTGGAAGATTGGAAGTGTCCTGCTTTGCGCTGTACGATGTGACGAGCGGAAGCCGCTTATCCATCACGCCGCTTGCAAATACTGCGTCAGACAAGCAGATGTCATCCAGCACCGACCGGTCCAGCAGCGCATTGTATAAGAAGGTATCCGGCAGAATCCCGTGCTCCATGCCCTTCATCGCGCGTTCCATCGTCTTTTCGTCCTCTGCAAGATTTCCAAACATCCGGAACCGGAAGTCATACTTGAGGTTGAGGCTCTTGAGAATCGCGTTCATCATCCGCTCATAGTCGCGGTAAACGCATTCCATGAACTTGCTTTCAATCTGCAAGGAGATCTGTGCCGTTGCGGCTCTTGTATCGTCTCCCAGTGGGATAATAGCGCCCATGCCGGCCTGCGACATCGTATCGGAATAGCCCTGCTTCACAATATCCATGGCAGACGGCGCTTCGGACAGACTTTCCAGCTTCATGTTTTCAACCGGCGCAAGATACAGCCCGATACCGCTTGTGTTGTTTTCAAACAGCATCTGATACCATAGCGTTTCAAAAAGAAGCCGCCCTGCGTTGCTGAGTCTGTATTGGTCATCGTCCGTTGCGACCTTTTCATCTCTGTACGGGATTTCTCCATGCAGAAGGCTGACGAGGGGATTTTGAATCAACTCCAACTGGATCTGCTCCATCTGCGCCAGCTGTATCATGTTCAGGAAAAGTCCTGCAAACGGCGAGATTGCCGTCCTGCTTGCATCGTCTGCCTCAAAGGTAAACACCTTTTCAGGCGGCAGATACACCCAATAATACCATCTTCCGTTCTGATAGTAGACATCCGGCGTTCCAACCAAGTCTCGTCCCTGCTGAATCGCGCGGAACTTTCCGATGTCAATGCGCTTCTGCGCAAAAACAAGCGACTTGTCCGCCTTTTTGGGCGCTTCCACAACCTGCGCGAAGTCATAGAGATACGGTGTAAACAGATCTCCAAACTGTTCAGGCACACATCCCGGCTGTAAGAAGTACATCATGTTAAAGGCAACCGTGTACTTCGAAATATTGTTGAATCCCGTAATCTTCGTCCAGTCAGACGGCAGCTGCTGCAAAAATGCGTAGTCAACCTTGTTGTGGCTCTTGTCTACGCTGTATCTGGGATAGTAAAATACCTTCCCTTCCGTTCCGACCTGCCCAACGATCTGATGTGCCGTTTCCTTCGGGCAAAACTCCTGCCGGAGCTTTTCTGCCAACTTGTATTCCCGCCAGAAATCGTCCTTCTTCATATCGCTTTCCGATACAAAGTTCGGCGCGATATAGCTGTGGTAGGTCAAAAGATTCTGATAGGTCTTGCGGATATGAAACAGCGGATACGCCGTATATTCCAGAATATGCCCCACCTGACGAAGCGGCTTTTCATTCTCATACGGGCTTGTCAGCATTTCCGCAACCTTGTCTTTTGTGTAGTTTGCGGGAAGCGAAGAAATCTGCTTTACGCGGCGGTTCTGGATATACGGGTTCGCCATGCCGTAGCGCCCGGAGTTGATGCCTGCAAACGCCGATACAATGCTTGCCATCGGCATTCCCTGATTCTCTGCCGCCAGTTTCCGAAATCGACCGAAAATCTCCGGAAAAGACTCATACTGGACCTTGTTCAGTTCCTCTTTCGGTATCGCCATGTGCCTTTTCCTCCTTGTTGCTGGATAGTTTTTTGCGCTCTTCGTCCAACGCGGCAGAAAGCTTATCAACCATTTCTCCAAGCCGCTTTGATACCTCGAAGCCAGACTGTTTCAGCCGCTCCAAGAAAAGCGCAGCCGCGCACTGCATGACCCAATCCGAGTCCTCTTTTGTCAGCCGGTAAAGGTTTTCTTCTCCAACCTCTACCCAGCCGTTCCGCGCATCTTCCTGCGTATAAATCAGAATATATTCCGGTAAAATCCGGCTGAACCGCTGCTTCATCGCCTCGTCCACGGCTTGCTTCGACACCGCAAGCGCATACAGCCTGTAAGCTCTCTTCTCTGAATCTCCCATCAGTACAATCGTCCTCCCCGACGTGTCGTGACCATCCGGCCTGTTCCGTGCGGTGCGGCGGTCGCCGTTGCGCTTTGCCCTCTGAACTTTTCGAGTTCTTCGTCCCAGTCGCTTTTCTTTCTCGCCGCGCTGATAGCAAGCGCCCGTTCGAGCCTCTGCGCCAGCCGCAAGCCGTATTTGATTGCCGACCAGCTATCTCGCTGTATCGACTTCGAAATCCGTTTCTCGCTGACGCCCGAGCCGGATGGAACCGCTTTCAGGTTCTGAATCTGTCCGGAAAGCTCCCGCGTTTTCTGATACGGTCTCGCGATCTGATAGTCCATGTCATCGTCTTTGATTCTGTGCATGCGTTTGTAACTTTCAACGCCCTCTCTGGTGTTCATCGTCAGAAGCTGGACGTTGTGGTTGTCAAACTGGATCTGCGCGTACCGGATCATCTCCGCGTCCGGGTCAGTAACGCCCGTGCCGCCCGCCTTGATGGGGTAAATGACCGGAAGCGCCCCGTCGAGTTCCAGCGCCGTATATTCCGCGTGGTCTAACACGCAAAGCGGCGGAAGTCCATCTCCGAGATCCTTCATCAAGTCCTCAATAACCGCCTTGCCGTACTGCCATCCGTCGATTGCGATATACGTCGTATTTCCGCCGTCAAAGCAGAACCGATACCATACGTCTTTCAGCCGCCTTGCCTGCTTCATGGCGTTGTCCGGTGGCGGCCAGTCATCGAGCCACACGAGCTGTTTTAAGTACCTGTCGCGCTTTAGAAAGTCCGTCTGCTTCGTGAGCTTCCACACGCCGCACGCGCACTTTGCGTTCTTCTTCGCGTCCTCATATGATACGTCGTAGCAGACAACGTAAATAACGTCCTTCGGGTCTGTCTTGTATCCCGGATATTTGCAGATGTGCTGCCGCTCCATCGTCTGCAAGCAGCAGCTCTCCGAAAGCGTTTCGTCCGAGATGATCGGATATTCGTCCGCGCCGGTATAGCGCGATTCCATTTCCCGCATCCATCGCTCCGGTGTCAGCTTCGTCCGCAGCTTCTGTGCCCACGAATAAGGACGCATTTGCTGTAAAACAACGCATTCCCAGCTCATGTCGTATGCGAACGCGCTTTCGCCGCGCTGCATTTCTTTCATTGTTTCACAGCGTACCTGGAACGACGGGTGCTGCTTTCTTCCTGCGCTTGTGATAGAATGGTTTTTGTAGGATACGAAGTTTTCATCCGGTTTTCCGTTTACGTTGTGCCGCAAACGAACTGCCGGCAAAACAATCGTGGAGTATTCCGTAAAATCAAACGGTGGGTTTTCTTCCTGCGCAAATTCTTCCGCCGTTACGCAGTGGATGTTATCACCACGAAATGCGGAGATGTAAAATGCACTCCCCAAATCCGTCTCGATCTTAAAATCGTCCTTACTCTCTGCCGTGATCCGCCATCCTTTTGTAAGGGATGGATAGTCATGTGCGATTTGCTTGAACTGTTTGCTTCCAATCGCTGCCATTTGCTTGTACGACGGTCCGTAATACGCGCTCTGCGTTCCCGGCCATACCAAACCATCCAGCAGCTCATATTTGAATTTCGTGTTTGTCTTTGTGATGCCTCGCGTTCCTGTAAATGCGACGTCCGCGTACCGCGCATACGCCCGCATCATAAGCCGCTGCATGATTTCTTCGTTTGCGTAATCTGCGTATTCGTCCCGGAAAAGGTCACATCCTTTATCCGGATACCACCGAATCACCCAGACCAGAAACGCCCACCATTCTGATTCAAACGAAGAATAGTCTCTCTGTTCAACTTCCCGTTTGGAAACCCAGCCGACGCCGGGCGACCATACTTTTCCTGCCCGTCGTGCCATAATTATTGATCTCCGTTCTTTTTCTTTCCGCCCTCTTTGACCGGCGGCATCCGGATCAGCCCAAGCTTATCATAGGCTTCCTGCTCTTCCTTGTTCGGTTCTTCTGCAAACTCTCCCAGATCGTCGTGAATCCGCATTTCATCCGGCAGCATGGAAAGCTCCGGCATTCCATCATTTTGCCGCATCCGGTTTTCGTTAATCAAGATCATCTGGTCAACCGCGTCTGCCGTATACGGATACTTCGGCGGTCTGCCGAAGAAAAACGCAAACATTTCATCCGGGCTGCACTGCTTTCCGTTTTTCAAAAGCCCCGCTTTTTCCAGCTTATCCGTAATCTCGTCGATTCGGATAATATCTGCCGGCCGGATGTCCTTTTTTCGAAGATTGTCGCTTGCAAGGTTCTCCTGAATTAAAGTCGAAAGCTTCTTTGCCGCGTCGAATTTCCCGGCTGCGGAAGCATCATTCATCTGCTTTGTCCACCTTGCAACGTTCCGCAGAATCAGCTCCTGCTTCGCGCTCACTGCGTCCTCGCCGCCGAGGTCAGTTACGAGAATCGTGTAAATCCGGTCAAACTCTGCGTAATCCTCGTTCGTATACGGGTTGCTTTCGCTTCCCAGTCCCCAGTCCTTGCGCTGCCGCACCGTTCCGGCTTTTGCGCTCTGCGCGTTCTTTTCCGCGTAGACCGCCTTTGTAAACTCCCCGTCTTTCAGCCCTTCTCCAAATATCTTTGTGATGTCCGTCAGCCCGTCGAGGAAGCCAAGCGGCTGTCCTGCCCGGTTCACATCCCGCTTTTTGAGATGCAGGTTGTCAATGTACGAAAGCCATCTGTCGCGGCTGTCGTCGCGCGGTACGCAGTCTCTTGCGAACGGAACGTCATACTTGACGCAGCAATAAAAATACGCAAGACTTTCCGACGTTTTTTTCGCAAGCTCGTTATAATACTCCTGCTGTTCAAACTCGTTGTTATCCTGCGCCATTTGTACCTCCTGACAAACAAAAAAGCCGTTCCGGTAGTCCTCCCATACGGGAAAACACCGAAACGGCGTGTGGTCATACTTTTTCTTTTACTGGATTATACCACACTTTTTATGAAATTGCAATAGAAATTGTATTTTTATGCTTTGATGCCAGCTAAACCGGTCAGGTTCTTTCCTTCCAGTGCTGAGTTTATCAGCAGTCCATCAGCTTACCAGTCGGAAGTTCAACATTCTCAATCGCTGCACGGATTTCCAGCATATCGAGATACTGTTGCATTGCAAGAGACTGCTTCTCAAGCAAAAGCGTCGGACACGTCGGCGCGAAATCAAGTGTCCCATCATAGTACCGTAAGAGCATCCGGTTCAGCTTACTGAGCCGAATTTTCGTCTGCGCCCACTCCGCAATGAACCGCTCCTTATAGTCCTCGCTTTGCATCAGCGGAATTGTTTGTTTCAGGTCAAGCAATGTCACGGTACAATTTCCAGCCTTTTCACCGCCGATATAGATTTCCGGCTTTCCGACTGTAATATATTTCACTTTTCCAGATTCATCCGCATTCTGTCTGCGTGCAAGTTCCAGTAGCAGTTGATCGTTCAACGCCTCTGTATTCCTAAGTTTTCGTTCCAGATAATGAACCCGCTCCCAGCCGTTGTCAGCTCGTTCCTTCGATTCCTTGAGCTGCTTCTTGAGATTTTCCATTTTGTCTGTGTTAGACTGGATTTTGGAAGCCATATCCTCGCGCAATTCTTTGATTTTTTCCATTGTGTAAGCAGTCTCCGCCGCAATGGAACTACTATCGGCTTGTGATCTTGCGTCATCTTCAAAGGAATCCGGGCACTTATCAAAGCATTCCTCAAATGCAACCGCTTTCCCCATATTGCGGTCTTTGCCATTTTCATAGCGGCTGAGTCTCGCAAGGCAATGTTCTTTTCTGTCAGTCAACCATTCCTTGTACTCTTTAACGGTCATATTTCTCGCCTCCAAAATGATCTTTCTGCATCTTTCGGGAAATCATCTGGCCCCCATTTCCCGATTTTTTCAAAATCTTTGAGTGTGTCTGCGGTCAGAAGCACGCCTTTGCGTTCCCCAGCCTCTGTTCTCCATATGAGTGCCGGCTTGTACCTGGTTATGTCATTGTTCTTCATTTCTAAAAAGTGGTATTCTCCGGCTATTCCGACATCAACCACATTTACAAATTCAACAATTCCATACCCGTATTTCTTGTGTTTTACGATTGTGTTCATCGTAACCTTTGTCCAGTCGAACCCCTCTTTTTCCGGTTCTTTCTCAGGGTCAAAGGAATCTGGCAGTTTTTTCAGCGCTTCACGAAATGCGTCCCTTCTTCCGATGTTCCGTTTATAGTCTCCATGTTCCAGCGCGTCCGAGTCGCTTTTCTTCTGTTGCTCGGAAAGCCACTTTCTGTATTCGCTAACTGTCATGCTCACACCTTCCTCAGTAACCATGCGGTTCGTCCAGAATCTCGCAGGCAACAACTTTTCCATCGATAAACTCAAGTCCGGCGTTTCCTCTCCATACTACGACTTCCACGCCGTACTCATGGATTGCCTTCAAAAGTCCGATCACCTTGCCATTGTGTGTAACAGGAATCATATCGTTCGGTCTGAACTCCTCATTTTCTGGCCATTCCATTTTCATGTTCTTACCACCTAGCAGTATTCGTCCATGTCATCTTCGTCGTCCTCCGTCTCTTCCATCTCGTAGCAGTCCTTCAAATTGCGGTTTCGCCTGCAACAAGAGCATTTCTGCGGCCGCACCAATTTCCACTTGCATCCATTACATTCTCCGACAAAAGGAATTGTATCCATCGGTACAAAGTGGTGTGGTTTCATCTGAATGAGGTCACGAGACAGTTCCAGAAGCACCATTTTCCTGTATATTCCCATCATGGCGTCATCGGCTGATTCTCTTCTATCTGTCAGAAAATTGAGAAAATCGATCATGTTTACATAGTCAGCCATAGCGTGTCACCTGCTTAACGCAATCGTTATCAGCCGTAGCGATCTCAACATTCATTTGGTCAAGAACCATTTGAACCTCATCGATGAGAAACTTCTTGTGTTTTCCCATATTCTCGTCCGAAAGAATGCGGATAAAGCATAGTGTTGAGATGGGGTTTGGGATCTTCTTTTCCATTTTCTTAGCAATATCTTGAATGTACCTCGCCATTTTGAGCGTCGGTGCCACAATGATTGCTCCTGTTTCTGCGGATTTTTCGATGAGCATGTTTGTTTTCCCGCTTTGCCGTTCACCTGCATATATTTTAGTCATCTGCTGTCACCTCAATCACTCCGTTCCGCATAGAAAGCCGTATTTTATCCCCGCACTGCTCGCATACGATCTCAATTTCCGCTTTTTCCGCCCGATAAACAACGCGCCGCCTTCTCATCTGCACAACAAACGCCCCATCCCGGCATTCTCCGACAATATGCCCCTTCGGGCAGCGAACCAGTCCCGTCACGTCTATCCCTCCGAAATGCCGGCATCTTTTTGCCTCTTATCAGGCGTTCCCACACGGCGTTCTTCCGCCTCTTTGAGCGCCTGATACACCATCACATAAACATCTATCGAATATGTGTCTGCTTTCACGGGAATCAAGGGTGCAATATAATGCCAGCAGTCCATATATGTGATTTCACTCATCACTGAACCTCCTGTAGCCAATAATCACGGCGACATTTTCTGCATTCTTCCTCGTCTCTCACAAGGCAGAAGAGAGCATCGTCGTCTTTATTGTGGCATCTTTTATCTACGACGATCGGACAAATAGAGGGCATCCCGTCACTTTCAATTCTCGCATTCGGGAACATCTTCAAAAATTCACTCTGGCGCGTCTTGATTGGATGCTCTTTTGACCATTTCTCAAGTTCATCTGCATATGCACCAAAGTCATTTCCACAGAGTTGAATATAGTTTGCATAATCGTGCGGATTGCTTTTATATCTCCTTTCTGCGGTCTTCAGAAATTCAAATGCGTCCATCATTTTTCTCCTTTCGGCATCTCTGCCCAAGCAAGCACATCTTCCCAATCGCCGCGACCTTCGAGATATGTTCCTCCATCAATGCAACAAACGTCCGTGTCTACTCCATATTTGGTTTTAACGAGGATTCCCTGCCCATCTTCCGGCATGGTGCAGTCAAACACAAAACATAGGTCATCGTCCCATATGCGCTTATATTCCTCGTTTTCTTCCTCCGTAGGTGGTCTGGTCGTCACCTCGTGCCATACGATTTTCTCAATGTAGTCCATTACATTTCCTCCACATAGCACCAGCTCTGAGGCGGGCGCTTGATCGGCACAGGCTCTGCACCAAATCTTGTCTCCAGCAGGACGAAAAATTCGTTTAGTTCGCGCGGCGTATCGTAAATTTTGAGATTGGAGATGTGCCAGCCGAAGCCTGCGCCGCCGTCCAGATACTTTTCCAGCTCGTCCAGCGTCAAGCAAGCGTCCGAAAGAATCCTATCAAGCGGTGTGCAGTCCATGTTCCAGTCGCAAAGGCAATACTTCGGCGTCTCGCAGCTCGTCCCTACCTGCACGATTCGCTCAAAGATGTCATCGCACACAAACTCGCCGATAACCCCGCCCTGCCCCGTCTGGTAGATGTAGCACTTAAACGGCAGGTTCAGCCTCGGGCGCGTCTTGCGCACCTCGACCGTTTTCTCTCCGCTTATGATCTTCTCGCACCACTTTGGGCGGATGCTAATTAAAACTGCTTTACTCATGCTCCACCTCTTCACACTCTCCGTACCGGACGCATACCCGGTGTCCGTTCACGACAACGACATATCCCGGAATCTTCTGGTTTTCGTACTTCTCCGCCGGATAGATCCTTCCTACATCCGGTCTGTAATCCTCATACACGTCCAGAATCTGCGTAACTCTGATGAAAACGTTCTTGTGCGGGATTCCCAGAGGCTCATTTGCTCTTGTCAGCGGCAGAAATTTCCCGCTTCTCATAGCCGCCCGATAACACGCCCGATTGCAGAAGTTTGCATTCCGCGCGTGTGAGCCGTTCCGGATAAATTCCCTTCCGCAGTTGTCACAGACAAGTATTCTGTCCGTCGTCCCGCTTCTTTCTGTACCAGAGCCGTTCGTTGTATGCTCCATATCGTTTCTCCCAACTCAGAAGATCCTCTTTCGTGAGGTTTTTTGCAATGTTCTCCCACATGCCGCACGACTGCATCTCCGGGCAAAATCCACGGTAGCAGCAATTAGGGACCAGCACATCTGATAGTTCCGGTTCGATTGCGCGTAGCGCACGTTTAAAGTCCTCCGCATACTCCCGCGTCTCTGGCGCGGCTGTATGGCACAAACGCTTCCGCATGGTATCAATCAGTGCCTGTGCGTTTGCGTCGCCCGTGAAGTCAACTGGCGCGTCCTGTGGCAGCTTGTCCCGGTCAATGCCAGTCCGGTCTGTGCGCTGCGTCTTAACGAAGCACTCCCACTTGTGCCGTACCCAGTGCGTCGCAACCCAGCTTTTGATGTTGTGCCACTTCCACTTGACCGAAATATCCCGAATCGGACTGTGCTCCGAAATCAGGATCTTCCGCTTGAACTCCGTGCTGGGTTCGTGCCCGAGCGGCGGCTTTCCGACCGTTGCGCGGCAATCCGATACGACTTCTTCCCAGTCACCCTTGATTTTTACAATCTGCGTCTTCATGCGTTTCATTCTCCTAAATTATTTCTTTTATACGCAGCTAAGATATATTCTTCTCTTAAATTCCAAGTTTCTTCCTGTTGCGATACACGGTCGCCCGGTCAACGCCCAGTTCTTTGCAGATCTCCGCGTTCGGTCTTTTGAGCGTAAGCATCTCTTTGAGCCGGTCAAGGTCAATCTTCTTCCGGGTGTCCGGTTTTCCTCCGGACAGGCAGTTGCAGCATTCCGTGTTCGCATACGGGCAGTGGTTGAGGCAGAAGTCAATCTCTTCTTGCGTATCCGTCGTATGTTTTTCTGCCGCCGTGTCCTCCCTGTAAATGCTTTTCCAAGGCACAACGGCTGTAATGACCATGCTCTGAATCGTTCGTTCCATGACTTCTGCCTCCAAAATCAATTTCTAAAGTTCCGTGATCGTAATTTCTGCTCTCGGGTTCTCTTTGTCGTAGTAGACGCGGCTTCCGTCGTGCGCTGCCGCAACGTCGCAGTTGTCGTCTTCCAGCACGCCGGCGCGTACCAGAATATCAAGCGATGCTTCAATCAGGTTGGATAAATCGACCTTCCTGCGTGTCGGCATATAATAAACGCATTTCACGTTGACCGCCCGGCTGATCGGCTCTTTTGGTCTGCGGATCTGCCAAAGGCACGCCTGCTCATACTCCTTGTACTGCTTGGATGGAACGATCATTCGCTTCCCCGTCGCCTTGTTGAAGAAAATCTGCTGCGAATTTTTCTTCGTTCTCGGTGCTGTTTGGAGGATGATTTTAATTTCTTCCATGCTTTCCTCCGTCATATGCTCAGTTCATAGTCCGCGCCTTCCCCTGTTTCTTCCTCTGCAGGTTCCGGTTCTTCCTCTGCCTGCATCGACTGGCACAGATCCCAGAACGCGCCGACGAATGCCCGGTTGAACGCTCTTGTAAAATCCGCTTTTTCCTTGAAGTAGCCCTGCTCCATCGTGCTGGCAAGCGCGTCTGCCATCGCGTCAGAAACTGCCTCCCGGAATCCGTCTTTCAGAATTTCGATGTAGTCGATGCGCAGCTCGTCCCACGTTTTGCTTTCCCCGTTTTTGTTCGTGTATGCCTTGCTGGACCATCTCCCGGCGATCAGGACGTAATCTCCCTTTTTTACCCGCTGCGCGATATTGGTCTGTTGGCATTCCCCGACGGATATGACGTTCATAAATCGCTTGTCCTCGTAGCAAACGCCGAATGTCACCTTCGGTTTTGGCGGAGATGTCTCGGAGCCTTTGGTATATTCCAGCTTCATATCTCTGGACGCCTTGCCCCAAATCACCATCGTCTCGCAAACCTCGCGCTTCGGGTCTTTCGGGTCTTTTACAATCTTGCTTGTGATCGGTCTCATACCTCATCCACTCCAAAAAAGGAATCCGTATCATCCATCGGCAGTTCTTCCCTTGCGGTTTCTGCTTTCTTTTTCTGCTTCTTTTCCTTCGATGCAGGTGCTTTTGCCTCGTCGCGCTTTTTGAGTTCTTCGTCCACCGCGTCTGCGCTTTCAAAGAAATCATTGTCCTGCGCCGCCTCTTCCAGCTTCGGCGCGTCAACAACCTCTCCCGTTGCACGATCCACGTCAATGACAGGCATATTCGCAACTACGCCGCTGTCATCATCTGTCGCAAGCATGCCTCTTACTTCATTTGCAAGCGGAGCGTAGCCGCTGTTAAGAATCCGGCGAAGCACCGTTTTCTTAAACATGGCGTCCTGACCGCCGGAAACGTCATACCACGGCGAGGATTTTCTCAGCTTTGCCGCTTCCTTCTCGTCCAGTTCGCCCGCCATGAACTTATTGTAGGTTTCCAGAGAAAATGCCGGCGAGTAATGGTCTGCATGCTTCAAAAGCGCATCGATGCTCATATACTCTGCGCGGAAATACCCGTCTTTGAGTTCAAAATAAGCATAATAGCCGACGACCGGGTGCTGCTCTCGTTCTTCGTCCGTCTCGTAGACCGAGAAATCCACCTCGACATTTCCGGTTCGTCTGTTTCTTCCCTTGTACTCGCCTTCGCGAACTTCCTTGCAGTCAATGTCCGCATAAAATCCTGTGCTCATAGCAAGCTGAATGTAGCCCTTGTACTGCAGTACAAACGTTGCCACACTCCCATACGGCACAATGCTGTAGCCGTGTCCAAGAATCAGGCCGTATCCTTCTCCGCGCAGCGCCGCTGCAACAACGCTCTGCGGCTCGCATTCTTTCAGTTTTTCCGACGAGTTCACAACGGAAATCAGTGTTGCGGTGAACCGCGCCGCCGCTCTCTGGTCTGGCACGGACTTTGCAATCATCTTCTGCATGGAGTCTGATGTGATGACCTGTGAAAAGCTCATTTTCTTTGCCTGCGGTGCAAGCCGATTGTTTGCATTCATCTGTTATACCCTCCGTCAATCTTCATATCTCGGAACCCGCGTCACACGGATTTTGTTCTCTTTCAGCCAGTCACGCAGCGCAATCTTCTGCTCCTGCGTCACATAGACGCGGAAGTCGAGAATCTGAACCGGTTCTTCTGCCGGCTCCTGCGTCAGTTCTTCTGCCTGTTCTGCCATCTCAGCCGCCTCACGCGCCTGCTTCGCCGCGATAGCCGCTTCTGCGCGTCTGCGTTCCGCTTCTTCCCGTTCTGCCGTTCTTGCCTTTTCTGCGGCTTCCTGCTCGGCTCTGCGGCGTTCTCTCTCCTGCTTCATGCGCCGCAGTTCATTGCCGCGCTGAATCGCGCCGGATACATTCAGCGTCTTGCGGTATTCCAGAAGCATCTCGTCTGCAAACTCCGCGTCAAATCCGGAAATGCTCTCGACGTCCGCGTTGACGGCGTTTACTTTCTCCGTGATTTCCTTCTGTGCTTCATCCATCGAGAACGTCACGTTCATCCATCTCGGGTTCTCGATCCGCTCAAACGTCAGCCATGCCGGCGCGTTCTGCGTCTGATAAAACGCAAGCAGATCATTTCGTTTCTGCGCCTTGCGCTGTTCCTCGAATTTCTTGAGCTGGTCGTCGATATTCTTGGACGCCTCGTCGCACATACCGGACAGTTCTTTCATGTTCGCCTCGAAAACCTGATACGGTTCTAAATACCGCTTCTTAACTGCAATGCGCTGCTCAGAGATCGCGCTTGAGATTTTGCGGATTTTCGCCTTGTCCGTTTTGGCTGCGGCAATTGCATCTTCCGTGACAACCATGTTCCGGTATACTGCCAGATTTTCAGACAGCCATGCTTTGACTTCCTCAAAGTTAAAATCAATGCTCTGCGGCACGGCTTTGTCGAGGTCTGTAATCATGCGGATTTCAGTTGTTTCCATCTTCCGCCGCCTCCTTGTCATATTCCGTGATACGCTTGAGCGGGAAATACGCAGGGTCAATCTCGCTCTGCGGCACATTGACCTCCGTCACAATTGCCCGGTTCTTTCCCGTTCCTGCCGGAACTGTTACCCTGTCCATCACCCGAAGCGGCAGATCCGTTTCGTAGGTATACGCATTTCCGACGTAACCGTTCGCGCTTTTTCTGAAAAACTTTACTTTTACGTACATTTTCTTACCTCCGTATCAAAGTCTTATTTTCATGGGCGGCATCTGCCTTCTGTCAACAAACCCCATGAATTTTTCTTCTTCCCCAATCAGCCACTGAACGTCCTCTTCGCAGTCCTCGCGCCTAAACTCATATTCTCGGTAGATTCTGTCTCCCGAGTAGAGCATCAGCCACGCTGCGAGAATCACAAAGGAAAATCCCGTTGCCGCCATCTGATGACAAACCTGACAGTAATAAGCTGGTGGAATCTGATTCTTCCACTCTGCAAACTTTGCCGCGTTCGCCGGCGCTGATGTCTTGATTTCAAGAATGCCGCGCTCCCGGTTTTCTTTCAGAAGTTCTCCGTCCAGCGTTGCAAATAGCCACGGTCGTTCCTCCTGATGCAAAATGTCGAACTCGTGATAATCCACCGTGAGTTCCGGATGCTGCGCCGCGAAGATCTCCCGAACTGCCGGCTCTAATCTGTGTCCTCTTTCCGGTGCCGGATTTCCGGAAAGGTCCTTCGGTTTTTTCTGCCCCGTTTTGATCTTCCAGAGTTCAACTGGCGTCATCCAGGAAGATATGCCGCATACCGCCGCCGCTTCGCTTGCTCCGATTCCGATTCTCTGCCGCCCTTCCAGCCAGCTTTCCCGGTCGTGAAATTCTTCCCGGACCAGACTCATATCGTCATCGCCCCTCTCATATCCTCAACCGGAATATGCGCCCGCAAGCAGATCGTCCGGATTTCTCCAAGCGTAAACTCCCGCGGATTGTTCAGCTTCTTCCTTGCCGTTGGCGCAGAGCATCCGATCATTTCCGCAATCTTCGGCGGCGTTGCATATCCGCGAATCAATTTGGAAACCTTGTCGAACTCGTTTTTCTTTTTGATGTACGGCATGCCATCATCCCTTTCCCCGGCTGCGTTCTCTTCCCGTATCTTCCAGAGAAGATGTTGAGCAGCCAAAGTACGACGAGATCTTATCCAGCATGAAAGGATGCGGGTCGTTTCCGTCCAGCCAATTTCGCACGGACGTCTGCGAGCACCCGATGTCTTTTGCGAGCTTGTATGCCGTAACCCCCTTGATTTCCATTAAGTCCTTCAATTTTCTCGAAATGTTCACAATTTCACCCCTTAAACAGCTTGACAAGCGCAAAGTGGAGTAGTAAAATTTTAACGTACAGTATTGAATTTTATTCATCCATTTCGGGCGTATTTTTCGTTGTTTACGCCTCTGCTTTGCGTTGCTTATACTCCATATCTTACACCATTTATGGCGTATTTGCAACAGTTCTGATGTAATTCCTGTAACCAAAATTGGAGGTGTCTTTTTATGGAATTTTCACAAAAATTAGATCAACTTATGAAGGAAAGGAAACTATCTGCTTACAAAGTCGCAAACGACATCCATTGTTCTCAGACAACCGTCCGAAACTGGCTTTCCGGTCTTTCCATGCCACAGCCGCGAACCGTCCTGCTTCTTTGCGATTATTTCGGTGTCTCAGAGGACGAACTCATGTGCCGCCCGCAAAATGCGCAAAAAAATAACCCCGGCACTGTTTCCAATGCCGGGGCAATCGACGATCCGGAGCTGATTGAGCTTTACCTGCGGCTCAACGATCTCGGTCGTCAGCGTATAAAGGATTTTGCAAGAGGTCTTTTAGCTTCTTCCGAAGACTAACTTTCTGGCTTTGCGTCATCTTCTTCAAAATCTCTGCAAACTCCTGGTCAACTTCTTTTCGCATTACCGGATTTCCCACTTTTTCATCCCTCCTATGTTTTCGTGTTCCGCTGTGTTTCGTAGCTTATTTATCTTAGAACTTATGTTCGATAAATTCAATTCCGAATCTTTCACAAATTTTTCTTTCATTTTTCTACGCCATTCCAACCCAATTAGGACTTGTTATTGGACACAACGTTTGTGAAACGGTTCTGCCGCCTGTGCCAGAGACGACAAAACCCATAGCAGAAGCACCCTTATACTGCCCATCTGCTGCGCTTCCATCGTAGCAGAATCTTTTTGAGCAGTCCACTTTCCAGTTTGCGAATCTCTCCCCTGTTTTGCGAAATGCCTATCTCAAATCGCATTTTTCAGACCTGAATCGAACATTTTTTTATGGAGGCGTATCATGCAGACATCAATGGAAAAACTATCGCCATATTTTGAAGCCTATTGTGGGCGCATCAAGCAGAGACGACTTGAACTCGGTCTTACCGTAAATGAACTTTCCGAACGTTCCGGCGTTCCTTACTCCAACACCAGCCGTGTCAATTCCGGTTCTCAGTCAAACCCACTTCTTTTCAACGCCGCAGCCTTTGCCGACACAATGGGCATGTCCCTGAACGAGCTGATGGGGCTTTCTCCTGACGCAGAAGATTCCTCTGTCCTTCAAGAATCCATCCACAGCATTGAGCTTTCCTCTGCGAAGAAGGACGCAGAGTTGAACCGACTTCGCGGTGATCTTCATCTTGCGCAGGACGAAGCCGCGCATCAGAAAGAAAAGTCTGATCTTCTTTATCAGCAGCTGTCCATCAAAACCCCAGTCATCTATGTCCTGATCGCGCTATGCGCTGTTCTTTCCTTTTCGCTCGTCGTTTACCTGATTATTGACTCCGATATCCGGAACGCCGGCTTGATCCAGTTCGGAAACCTAGGCTTTTTTGCATGGATCTTCGTTTTGCTTCTGATCCTATCTGCTATAACTGTCACGGTTATCATTGCCAGAGTTCTTATCCGCTATCGAAAATCAACACCAAAGCCATAGGCTTTTTCTGCGCACATACTCAAATTTTCAGGAGAAAAATTATGAAATCACCAACTGAGCGCGATCAGGTCGTTCTTGACGCGCTGGACGAAAATATCAAGCTCGCGCCGCAGTTCGGACTCTGCGCCGAGCAGTTCTATGTTCTCAAGCAGGAATTTCTTCGTATTATGCAAGAGCGCGACGCCGCGATCTGCGCGTTGGAGGAGCTTCAAAATGGAATGTAAGTTTTGTGGCAGAACTGTCCCGGAAAACTCCATCTTCTGCAACTGGTGTGGGGAAAAGCTTCTCAAAGAGCGAAAGAAGAAAGACGAAATCAAGGTTCCAACCCCAAAGAAGCTTCCAAGCGGCAGCTGGCGGATTTATCTGGACGCAGAGAAGCAAAGTATCACCGAAAAAACAAAAGACCTTTGCATATCAAAAGCAAAGGCCATACGCGCAGGATTTATTGAATCAAAGAAGAGCTTGCCAAAGATAACCTGCCGACAAGCCATCTCAAAGATGATGGAAGAAAAGAAAGGCATTGTCTCCCCATCTACAATACGGGAATACGGAACGGTTCAGCGCAACGCATTTAAAGAATATATGGACTGCGATCTTTCAAAGCCTATCGATTGGCAGATGGCGATCAGCCGCGAGACATCCATTGTCGCCCCAAAGACAGTTTGCAACCGCTGGACAGTTGTTTCAACTGCAATGCGTTTTGCCGGCGTAGACCCGCCAAATGTCCAACTTCCGAAGTTCAAAAAAGGCGGGCAGCCATACTTGGATTATGAGCAGATTCCGCTATTCATCAAAGCAATCAAAGGAAAGCCGTGTGAACTCCCTGCGCTTCTTGGTCTGCATTCTCTTCGCCGCTCAGAAATCATAGACTTAGATCGAAGCGACATCATTATATCTCCAAGTGGAAAAATCAGCTACATTCGCGTATCCGGAGCAACCGTATACGACGAAAACAACCAGCTTGTTCACAAGGAAACAAACAAGACGCAGACCTCAACCAGAAGCGTTCCTATTATCATTCCGAGGCTTCTTGAGATCATCCCAAAGGATCGGACCAAGCTTGTTACCTGCAACCCCAATACGATATGGAGTCAGATAAACCGTGTCTGCCAAGAAAATGATCTTCCAAAAGTGGGCGTGCATGGTCTGCGCAGGTCTTTTGCTTCCCTCGCCTATCATCTCGGCTGGACTGAGCAGCGGACTATGGAGATTGGCGGATGGGATGATGTGAATATCGTTCACGATTACTACATCCAAGAATCTCAAAAGGAACGAGACATTCATTCTATGGAAATGGAGCGGTTCTATGAGGGAATATACAACGTGGATGCCGAATAAGGCTCTGAAAATCCGTGCCGATTTTTGTGCCGATTTTCGTGCAAAAAACGCTTTCTAAAGAGAAAATTTCTTTACGAAAAAGAAAATATATTTTCTGCTCAAAAATCCCTGAAACCATTGATAATACAAGAAAAGCCCGCAATCTCAACGGATTGTGGGCTTCCTTTTTCTGGTGCGCGAGGCGGGACTTGAACCTTCACACAAAAACGCAAATCCATTGAAAACACTAGCGTTTTTCATACGTGTCGATTTTCGTGCCGATTTATAATATCGCTGGAAGCACAACGTCATACTCCATCAGTGCGTCTTTCCGCATATCGTCGTAGCTTTCAAACACATGCTCCTGCAGTAGCTGTGAAACAAATTCCATATATGTTTCACGGCGCAGTTTTTTCCCTGAAATATAGTAATACGGCTCCTTCGGAATATCAAGGAAGCTTTCAAAAAACGCTGTCACACGTTCGGCGTAGTCCATCTCAAGCTCCCTTCGCAATCAGCGCGTCCCGCTCGTCCATAACCCGTTGAAACTCAGAAAGCAGCGCCACAAACACGTCGCAGCATACCCCATACCTCGGTGCTTCCTTGATGTTCCGTTCCAGCGCCTCCAACACAATTTCGTCTCGCTGCTTCGATTCTTCCATTCATCTTCCCCCTTGCATCGTCTGAATCAAACTCCACTCTCCGCGCGGAATCTCTTTGAATGTTGTTCCCTGTCCGCCGGCTACCTGCCGGACGTCTATTCTTTCTTTAAACGGCGCCTTTTCCCCAAAGTCAATCCGATCTACAGGCACAAGATCTTTTCCTGTATACGTTCCAAGTGCTTCAATAAACAACCTCCGAAACCTTGAAAACTCTTCCGGGGTCATCTTTTGAACGCTCATCGCCCAGTGCTCCCGAAACCGTTATCTCCACGCTCGGTTTCATCGAGTTTTTCCACCTGCACAAACTCTGCATGGTGGTACGGAATCAAGATCATCTGTGCGATCTTATCACCCTTAAAAACCTGATAATTTTTGCTGCTCGTGTTGACCAGCGTGACCATGATCTCTCCCGTGTAGGAGCAGTCGACCGTCCCGGAGCAGATAATGCCATGCTTGCGCAGAAGCCCACTCTTTGCGCGAATCGCTCCAAAATATCCGGATGGAATCGCCATATGAACGCCCGTTTTGAATGTTTCCCTTCCATGTGCCGGGATCATATTCATTTCCATGGAGATTAAATCCATGCCGGCATCATCCTCGTGCGCATATGCAGGCATCGTTGCGCCTTCTTCAAGAACGATCTTGATTCTACCGTCCTCAACCTTTGCTCCCTTTAAAATCCGAGATACAACTGCGTCTCTTAAATCGCAGTAATCCTCGTCTTTCTGCATCAGTGCGCCGCACTGGAAGCCATTCCAGTAATCCGAGGATTTCCCGGAACCATTTCCTTTCTCTGCTACCATCTTGTTTGCCATCTCAATTACGTTCATTTCCTAGTTCCTCCGGATTTATAATCGAATTTTGCAATGTATGGATTCCGTTCTGCAAACGGTGAAAAGTTTTTTCCGTATGCTTTTTTTAGAATCCTGTCCACCTGCTCCTGCATATAGTCTGCTTCTTCGCTTTTTGTCCACGCATCTCCCAGCTCGTCGTCAAGCTGCATCACGCGCCGTGCAAGTCTTTCCAGCCGGACTTCTCCGAACCCTTCTTCGTAGAGCGAAATTCCCCAAAAATCACAAGCTTTCTGAAATCCAGTAAGTACACCGATTTTCAGTTCTGTGTCTCTCGCAATTTGACGTTTTTGCGCATAATTAAGACCTTTTCCCATCACGTTTCCCCCTCCCGGAAGCATGAACGAATCGTGTTTCCGTCCCGAAGCTTAAATTCTGCCACAAAGAACCGCCACTCCGGGTGTACCCATATGACGGTTCCCTGAAATTTGTATTTTTCGTTTCTCGGTCTGCCTGCGCTTCCTGCTTTTTCATCAAATACACAGCTCAAGCTGCTTGAAATTTTGTCCCCGATCTTTACCATGCTTCGCATCTCCGTTCTTCGGTCTGTAAACCTTTCCGTCTTTGTATGCCTTGAGTCCGGCTTTCATCATGCTCCGTATTGTCTCGTCGTCGTAAAAGCATTCTTCATAATCCGTTCCCATGATGGTTTTTCCGTCGATTGCGCGCCGGATTTCATATTTCACCCGGTTCACACCCCCAATATAGCCTTCATTTCCAGATAGTCATTTCTTCCTATCTTTTTTCTTCGGCTTTCCCCGGTCATCTCAATCGGATGGCACCGTTCCAGAATGCGGTCAAATATCCGTTTCCTGCGAATGTCTGTCTCTGCGGTCATCTGCTTCGGGCTGTAATTGCTCGTGATAATCATGGGAACCTTTGCCGCGTAGAGGGAATCTAAAATCGTCGTAATGTTTTCGTTCATGTACTCCGTGTCCCGTTCCACGCCAAGATCGTCTATCGCAATCAAAGAAAGCCTCGCAATCTGGTCAATGTATTCCTGCTTTCCGTTCCAGATTGCCCCGATCTGGTTTGTGAGCCTTGAAAAAGTTGTCATCTGGCACGCATAGCCCTTGCTGACCAGCTCATTTACAACGCAAGCCGCCAGAAAGCTTTTTCCTGTCCCGACAGAGCCATACAGGATGATTCCCTTCCCTTCCCGGCGAAATCTGGGGAAATTGTCACAGTATGTTCTAAGCGCTGCCGAGATCTTCGGGTTTGCCCGATCATCGCGCGCAAACGTATAATCCAGCATTGTTTGTTCTGCAAACGCAGCTCTTTTCAGACGTGAGATCCGTTCAGATTCCTCTTTCTCCGCGTTATCCGCCTGTTTTTTGGCATCTTCCTCCTGCATGCACCGGCATATGCAAGGAACGATCAGTTCCTTTGTCCTTCCGGTTTTCTCGTCGCATATTGTGATTCTCGCCTGCCGCTTTCCGCCGCATCTTGTGCAGCGCAGAAGCCCATCGTCTCCTGCCGCCTCTGTCGCAGTGTCCCTCACGACGTTTTTTGCCGCAATCCCGGCAAAGCCCTCTGCCTTTTCAAGCGCTTCGCTTTCGTCTGTCTTCGCCGGCTGCCGTTTTTTTGCCGCCATGTCCAGCAGCTCCTGCATATCACTCATCTGTAAAAGTCCTCCGGTGAACCGTAGTCTGTCTGCACCTGGTTCTTGTTCGGATTGAGTGGCGGTTGTGTTGATCCGGTGTTGTCATCGTAATTCCCTTCCATGACCTTGATGAAGTTGTTCGGCTTTATGAACCAGTCAAAGACGATTGTCCATCCGCTCCGGTTCTGTCCCTTGAGGAAAGAACTTTTCTTAATACGCTCGATTGCATTGACGACCGTATCCGCTCCGTATTCTTTTAACCGTGCATTTAGCATTTTTCCTCGGTTTGTGTCCTTTGAGATCTTCTGAATCTTGTTTAATCCCAGCGAGTTCCACACATCCAGTACCCGTTGGACATCTTTTGTCCAACAAACAGTATCATTAGATACTGTTAAACTCTTTTCTAAACCTAAACCTAAACCTAAATCTAAGTCTAAACCTAAACCTAAGCCTGAGGTTCCATTCTGGTTCCGTTCTGGTTCCAATTTGGTTCCACTGGAATTTTCACTTGATTCTTGCAATTCCGGAATGTCATCTTGTTCCGGAATTTTCTCTGTATATGCCTTATTAGGCTTGACGCAGAGAAGCGCAAGTTCATCTTGATATTCTGTCGGATGATAGCGGTCGCTTTTCAGCGTATTGTGCATACGCCAGTGTTTTATTACGATCACGCCAGAGTCGAAACGGATAACAAATCGCTTAACAAGCAATATCCGCAAATCATCGATCGATGCGCCAACGTAGCTTGTGATTCGGTTTGGGTTTTTTATGAATCCGTCGTCATCGGCTCTCATGTTCAGGTGAAAATAAAGCGCTTGCGCCGAAAGTGGCATTTCAAGAAAAGCGTCGCTGTCAATAATCGATTTCGTAAACATTCTCTTTTCTGCCATGCTCAATTTCTCCCATTTCTTTTGTTCCACGCCCTGAGTGCTTTTACACAGGCATCGTTCTCCCACTCTTCCGATTCCGGATCTTCTTCGCACGGAAATACCTTTGTTTGGCCTCCGCATACTTCACACTTGATAAAAACTAGCCATACTCGCATTTTTGGGGAGTAGTTTGCTCTCATGTGAATATCTTGTTCTTCTCCACAAAACGGACATTTCTTGACCTTCATATAGTCGTTCTACCTCCGCAAAAGTCAAAACGGCAGTTCATCATCCGAATCCGTCAGTTCCGTAAACCCGCCGGAAAACGAAGGCTGCGTGCTTTCCGGATACGAAGGCGATGCGTGATCTTCCGGCGCAGCGTCATCGCGCTTTCGCTCTGCAAAATATATTGCATCCACAACGACCTCTGCGTTTCTTCGCTTGTTTCCGTCCTTGTCCTCCCAATTTCTGATCTGCAGCCGCCCGGAGGCAACCGTCAGACTTCCCTTCCGGAAATACTTCGACGCAAACTCTGCTGTGCTTCTGAACGAAACGCAGTCAATAAAGTCCGTTTCTTTTGCTCCCGTCCCGTTTGCAAAGTCTCTTTCAACGGCAAGCGTGAAGGACGTGACCGGCGTTCCGCTCTGCGTCATCCGCATCTCCGGATTTTTGACCATTCTGCCCTGAATTGTGATTCTGTTAAGCATTTTCTTCTCCCGCCCCATTTATTCGCGCGCGTCAAGCCGCCAGTGGCTGCCTGCGCCCTGTTTATGCTTCCTTGGTATCCAACCCTTCTGGATTTCAATTCCGCATGATGCGCCTCTGAGCGTCATACAAAGACGATGTTCAAAAGAAACAGCATCCCGATCATAACGCACAAGGTTCCGATTGACCCAAATGTTGCCGCCTCGCTGAATGTCTTAAACAGGTCCTTCCGGAACGCTTCTACGAGAAATACGATGCCGCCGCCGGTCATCACCAAGACGATCATCCAGTTGATTGCCAAATAAATCATTCTCACTAGCATTTCTCCCCTCTCCGAATTGCCCGATCCTTCCGTTTCTGATAGCTGGATGTTACGCACGCACGTTCCTGCGCTTCTTTTTTAATGGCTTTGACTTCTGCCAAGTATTCCTGAAAATCGATATATGGCTTGCAGGAACTGTGACACCCGAGCCGTCTGAATCCGCAATCCTTACACGGCGATGTTTTGTACCGTTTCACGCTCGCACTCCTTTTCATCTGCAAAAATAAATGCCATCTTGATAACAGACCAGCTCTGTCCCCTGAAAGAACTCCGCCTGATAGATAACATCATCTTCCAGCAACTTTTCTCCCAGCAGCACCCGTTCCGCGCAAGCATACGCGCGTTCAACCGCTTTCTGCTCCGATGCAAGGCTTGCCCTCTCCGGCCAGACAACCCCCGTCCAGTAAAACGTGTTGTACTGTCTGCGCTGCAGCAAAACGCCTTCCACTGTGTCTGGATATTCCTCGTGGTTTGTCCGGTTTATAATTACGTTCCCTACCATAATCCTTGTCTCGTCGCTGCAGTCATCTCCGCCAGCTTCTTTGTAGATGGCGATTGCAACAAGTTCCAGATCGTTCTTTCCGTCCGTGATGAATCCGCCCTTGCCGCAGTTTCCATTTAAAAGCGGCTGAACCGAAACGGGTTGTTCTTCTTCAATTATCGTCACAACCGCCTGCATGTATATGACAGGCAGATCATATGCGCCCGCAGGTTTTTCTTTGACGATTCTCTCCGGTTCTGTCTGTTCCACTTGTGTCTCGGTAACGGCTTCTTGCTCCGCACCCTTCTCCGCGATGCTCCTTGCCGTAATCACAAGCGTATATACACTCACAGCAATGGACATCAAAGCCGTAACACACAGTAAGACTGTCACCACGCCCAATAGCCGTTTACGCATTTTGTCTGCCTTCCTTCCCCTGCTCAAGCAATCTTTGCTTTTCTCTCCAATACCTGCTGTTTTCTGCCGCAAGACCGGGATGTTCGGCATAATACGCCCGTCTCTTTGCTTTAATTTCTTCGGCGTGAGCCTCGTAATATCTGCGATTTTTCTCTGTAACGTCTCTTTTTTGTTCGCGCTCTTTCCGCCGCTCATCTGCCTTGCCATCCACGCATCCGATGTGCTTATAGCTTGCTTTTTTGCAACTTTCGCTGCAGTAATATGTGATTGCCTGCTGTTTTCCGTCTCGCGCAACCATCCGCATGAACGGAGATGCGGCAGATGTAACGACCATCTGTCCGCATGTTCCGCACGGTCGGATGAGCGTCAAGCGCCTGTCAGTTTTCCGTCTTACGCTCATATTGTTCCAGAAGCCGGCTGAGATAGAACTGTGCTTTGCGGATGTCCTGCGCCGGGTTTCCCTTGAAAGGCGAACGCCAGATGTACTTGACCGCCTGCCACGCCAGCACGGCAGCAACCGGATCGTGCCAGCTCTCAACCATGGCATTGAGTGCGTCTATGCACTCGATAGATCCGGCATTGTAGTGCGGCGGATGTACCACCGCACCAACATCTTTGAGATCGCAGTCCTGATTCATGTACTCGTTGAGCGTGGGCGCTGTGCTTTCCCTTATCTTCATTTCTCCATGTCCTCCACAAAATATCTTTTGTACCGCGACATAACGCCAAATCTGTCAGGTTTCTCTTCCCAAACATCCGTTACCGTGACGCCGTAGTTCCCGTGCTTCAAATCCCAGATTCGAGCGCCAAGTCTCGTGCATCCAAATGCAAGCGTCGCTTCCATCTGCGTGATAGACCCATGCTGTTTGCAGTACGAAACAACACGTTCACAGTCATTCATGCAAGCTTCCCTCCATTCGGGTCTGCCCAATTCCTGCATAGATATGCCAGGCTTGGATATGAAATGCTTTCCTCTCCAACTTCCACCCAGAGTTTCCCATACATGCTCACGATGCTGACCGCATACACCTTCCAGTGTTTCAATCCGTGGTATCCGGTTTTCCCGATGTACCGGAGTCTGATTTCTGTCTGCTTGATGCTCATTTCATAGCCTCCCCTCAATTCGATCATAGCAAATGGAAAAAGCGAACCTGCAACATACCATCACCACAAGCTTTGCTGCTCGGTCGCTGTGACCGCTGCGCAGTTTTTAACGCTCTGCTCATACCACGTCGGTTTCAGCTCCACACCGACGAATCTTCTGCCATTCTGCAGGGACACAACACCCTCAGAACCGATCCCCATAAATGGGCTGAGCACCGTATCGCCGGGGTTTGACCAGAGATTCAGCGCACGGCGGATGACCGTGAGTTGAAGGGGACAAATATGCCGCTCGTCGTTCTCGTCCCGACACGACGTAGCCTGCAAGGTATCCGACGGATTGATGTCCGTCCAGATGGGAGAGGCGTATCTCTGCCAGATGGACACGGGGAATGTCTCGTTCGTGTGCTCCACACGTTCTGGGTTTTCTCCCGGCTTGCGCATTGCCACCAGATAATCTGGGATACCTTGTCTCGACATGCAGGAGTCCTTTTTAAGCTGCTTGTGCAAAAGCCCAAGCGCCTTCGTGCGCTGCATGGCGATTACCGGGTCTTTCCAGATGCATACCTCCGAGTGGTAGATAAAGCCGGATTTCTGGAATGCGCGAATCAGTTCACCCCGGAAGTCCTTGATCCCAATATATCCGTCTCGTTCCTTGCTCGTCGGCAGGTTCATGCAGTGTACTGCCATAATGCGTCCCGGCATCAGCACCCGGTAAAGCTCCTTGATAATGAAACTGAAATGTTCAAAAAATTCACCGTCCGATTTACAATTCCCGAGATCCCGCTCGCTGTTCGAGTATGTGTAGAGTGACGCAAACGGAGGGCTGTAGATTTCAAAGTGAATCGAGTTATCCGGAAGCCCTGGAAGAATCTCGCAGCTATCTCCGTTGTAAAGCGCGTAGCGGTCTGTAATTTCCTGTGCTTTTACGCTGGTTGCATCCATTTTGGAATATCCATCCTTTCGTTGGTAAAATACGTTTCTGTGATCCTTGTTGTATGTCGGACATCCGATTTCAAAATGTCCTTTGTGTACTTCACAAGCTCCTGCGTCATACGAATCGCATCCGCCTGCTTTCGTTCGATGTTCGCCCTTACCGCGCCCTCTGCTTCTGAAATGACGATATAGACATCAACCGGATTTGTCTGACCAAACCGCCAGCACCGGCGAACCGCCTGATAGTAAGCCTCAAAAGAGTCGGAAAGACCAACGAAAATTTCCCGGCAGCAGTGCTGCCAGTTCATCCCGTACCCAAAAACTGACGGCTTACTGATAAGAATATTTCGTTCTCCTTCGCGCCATCTTCTTTCATACTCGACCTTCAAATCGCTCGGCGTTGCGCCGCGCACAGAAAACGCACGGTCGCCAAGAAGTTCTTCCAGCTCGTCTTGCTCTGAGTTCAAATCGCACCACAAAAGGCACGGTGTATCCTCCATCATGGCGATCTCCGCCGCCTTACGCGCGCGTGAGCCGAGGCTCTCCCGTCTTGCCTTTCTGCGTTCCATGAGAGACATAGATACCTGCGGGAATAATCCAAACTGACCGTCCTCCGCCTCGATCGTTCCGGTTTTCACTTCGATCTCGTGCAGCCTTAAATCCGGCAAGTTGAATCCAACCATCTCATACCCAAGATCTGCAGGATGCGTCATGCAGCATGCCCAGCTCGCGACCCAAGCGAAAAAGGCGTCCTGCGCGTGTCCCTTCAACCGCCATTTCTGCGTTTCTCCGCCGTCGTGTACAAAATAAGTTGCAAGCATTTCCGTTCTGCTCATAATGCCTAAAAATTCCGCGTGGTTTCCAAGCTCTACATAATCATTCGGAGACGGTGTTGCCGTACAGCAAAGCTTATACGGTGTTTCCATGAACATATCGATCAGCACCTGCTTTGTTGCGCTTGTATAGTCTTTCAGGATGCTGGATTCATCAAGGACAACGCCAGAGAACGTAGCAGCGTCAAACCCGCCCAGCCGTTCATAGTTTGTCGTGTAGATTCCTGTTTCTTTGACAGTGCTCATGTCTTGCGCGTATATTGCCTCAATGCCGAACTTTTCTCCCTCACGCACGGTCTGATGCGCAACACTCAGCGGTGCGACAATCAAAACGCTTTTCCCCGTGTGCTCAGATACCTTTTCTGCCCAAGACAGCTGCTGAATGGATTTTCCAAGTCCGCAATCTTCAAATAACGCAGCCTTCCCCTTTTTCAGCGCCCATCTCACAATATCTGCCTCGTATTGAAAAAGATGCTCGTTCAGATCGTCAGCATCAAACCCTGCATCGGTCGCCACGTTCTGCTTTGACCGTAAAAATTCAAGATATTCAATTTTCCCCATGTGTCTATTCCTTCCGTTCTCCGCAGCTGCAAAATGTGGAAACGAACTTCTTATTGGCCCATTCACTCACCTTGAGGTAATACGGCTTGCACTTTTCCATTCCAATCCAGTTCCACTTGGAATCTCGGTAGATCAAAAACATATCCTCCGCTGTGTCGACGGCGTATACCCAGAACACGCCGCCGGATAAAAGCTCAATCTGAAACATGGTCGTTACCTCCTTCCCTCCGTTCTCCGTAGCTGCAAAAATCGTCAGGTTTCGGTGCGTCCTCTGGGGTAATCCGAACGACATGAAACATCTTGCAGCCATACCACTCTCCACCGTTGTTGTCCGCAAACCACTTGCAGTCCTTGCACCGCACCACAATTTCTGCATCGTTGATCGTATGCGCACCATCTAAGTAATCTATGATTGAGTCGGCTTCCCAGTCTTCGATTTCTCCCTTTCTGAGGTCCTCCAGTGCCTTGTTGTAGATTGCATCCGCGTCAACTGGTCGCATCGTCAAATCCTCCATCCATCTTCGCCCCGCAGTTGGGGCAGTATTTCGGCAGACGTTCCGGGTCGTCCGTTCCGTCATCAATGCAGTAGCCACAATTTGAGCAGTTCCACACATCATAGACAAGTGCGCCGTCGGCGTAACCGTCGCCCTCACCTTCCCACTGCCCAAGCACCACCTCCGCAACGTCAGCGGCGGGCATTTCCCGAATTTCGGCATATGCGCGTTCCAACCGTGTTAGTGCCGTCATGCTTCCACCGCGTTCTGCTTTCCGTATCGCAAATAGCGCATCCTCGCGCCGGATATAATCAGCCATCATTTACCCTCCTGTTCCATGCCTCAATAGTTGACACATATCAACTTGCCGTATTACAAAAATGCACCTTCATCATAATTTTCATCCCTCTTGTTCCATGCTTCAGTGGCTTGTTCTTCTGTGTCATAAATATACACACCACCTAAAATCCCGCCATCGCACTCATAGCTTGCAATCGGGCATTCCGGGTTGTCCTCGTGAGCATGGTGAAGCATAAAGCCAAGTCCACTATATGGATGTTCTCTATATGCCTCATCATGTAGATTCCCTTCGTCATCGCACGGAACAAGACTAACTTCACCGCCACAGAACGGGCACGGTTTCAGTTCAGCCATCCTTCTTGCCCTCCTCTACACGCGACTTAAGCCATTCTTTGATTTGCATCGCGCACGAACAGCAAAGCTCAATATCAGGTGATTCTTCATGGAACGCGCTTCGCACGTTTACATACGTCGCAGAACTCACGGGGTTTATCTCCGCCCCGCAGCGGTCACATACTCGTTTCGTTGCCATCCTTCTTGCCCTCCATCTGTTCAAAGTAAAACGTGATCGGTTTCTCTTGCTCAATGACATTCCCATAAATGACCCCTACTTTGTAGATGTAGTTTTCTCGGAGCTTTCTGGGAATTTCCGCGATATAGCGCCGGAACGTTTCCAGAGAATTTGCCCGTTTGTAGTGGTTGCACCTCCGGCATGCTGGCATGAGGTTTGAAATATCATCTGTTCCGGCTTCTTCAATGCCCCACGCTCGCAGCGGCAGGAAGTGGTCTACCTGCATGTCTCGGATGTCGATAGACCGTCCGCAGTAGGCACAGTGGCCGTCATACTTCGCATAGACCGCTTCCCGTTTTTTCTTACTGAAACTCATACTCCGTCCACTCCTTCAAAATACCGTGTCCGTTCTTCCTGCGTAGGCCAGTCTGGATCGAGGCAACGCTTGCGGCGGTTCCGTTTCCATCCGCTGTAAATCTTCGCATCGCGCCCGTCGATGGTGTACCCAACGCCGCGTTCTGCCCGGTTGTGAACCAGAAGTGGTCGCGGATAATTCGGATTTCGTGCCCTCAGAACCTCATACTCGCCGACGGGTTCTTCGAGTTTCCAGCCACTTTGCTTCAAGTATGCTCTGAGGTCGGACAGCATCCCGTGCATAACTGTCATTCTGTTTTTCATCTGCTACTCCATTTCCTGCAAAGCCTTCTCGGCTTCTTCGCGAGTGAAGAAAACGATTTTGCCGATGTCCTCACGATATTCCGGCGTAAACCATGTGGTTGTAATTTCTGGCTCCGGTTTGTCCGGGTAATCAACAATTTTGTAGCGGATTCGATAGACTTTTGTACCCAGCTTGCACGGCAGAATCAGGACGCGCCCGTCCTTGTCGGCTTTCATCAGCTCCACCATTCGTGAGATGGAGTAATCACAGCTGGAAAGCGTTTCCTCTATCTCTCGTGCCTCTGCGCACGCCTGCGGGGATAATCCCGCATCTTCGTAAGCCTTGAGCCTTTCCCAAACCAGCCTCTGCGTGCAGGTGCCGTCCTGCCGGCACGCCGAGTCTCGGCACTGCGCAATGTCGCAGAAGTTTCCTTCAAATGTCAGTCGCTCCAATTCTCCATCTCCTTCCCGACGTATTCACAATATGCTTTCTCAAGGCGCGCGCCTGCGCTGTCCTTCGCGTCTGGCAGGAAAACGACCAAGTCCGCTACGTCGATCATCGCCATACAAATGCGCATATAGTCCGCAGCCTCCATCCCCTCCGGCAGCTCCGCCGGATTCAGCACGATGTTCCCACACATCCGCAACCCCACTGCCGCCCTTTGAAATTTCGCCTGACACCCCTGATCGCCCGTGATTTTACCGGCGATGTAAATCTTCATGCTTTTCCATCCTTTCCCGGCAGCGGCACCATATGGCATTTATCTGCCGCAAATTCTGCGACATAGAGCAGCGCAGTGCAGGCAAGCAGGATGTCGGCCATGAGCTCTTGCGCATCTTGCTCTCCAAGCCCATCGAAATTTTTCTTCTGCAGGTACTCTGCGTACATAGCGCCAAGCTTTTGGATATTCTCCGCGGCTTCCTGGTACCGTTCTTTCGGCACCGTATACCCAAATCCTACCTTTTTGATTTTGCTCATGCCTTTTCTCCTCCCTCCGGCGTTTCCGGCGCTTCCGGCAGCGGCATCCAGTGGGTGACTACGCTGCCGATGCAGTCCCGCATTGCAATGCCATCATATCTGCGCCACGTATCAGCGCTTGTTCGGTATGCTTCTCCAACAAATACGCCGTCCGTAGCAAGAACGCGCGTCCCAGGCTTTGGGTGCCTGTCATCTACGCTGACCCACTGCGGCACTTTCTCCCGCAGCGCCGCATTCTCGGCGGTCAGGCGCTCGATCATGGTGATAGCTTCATCCGCCAGCCGCTCCGTGCAACGCACATACTTCATTTGTGGGCAAAGCCCGCAACCCTTCTCTATATGCGTCGCGCAGATACGCAGTACCTGTATAATTTCCTTGTCTGTCATGTCGTCTCCTTCCAAAATTCGTTGAACTTTTTCCCAGTGATAATCGGGCGGCACCATTCGCGCTGGAATTTCCGTCACTCAGAATCGTACTTCGGCATTTCCGCCCACGCGATCACGTCGTCCCAATCTCCGCGTCCCTCCAATCCAAACGAATGGTTTCCCCAATCGTCGGTATCGGCACAGCACACATCCTTGTCCACTCCCCACTCGGTTGCGACTAGGATTTCCTGCTCATCATCAGGCATAGGGCAGTCGAACATATACTCTGGGATTTCAAAATCCGAATAGCCATGCTCGGAAAATTCAGATTTTTCCGCATCCGTCAGTGGGCGTTCGTTGAGTTTATGCCATAACACCGGCTCGACAAACTCTCCCGTTGTGATGCCGTCCCGCCTCACAGCGTACTGTAGTGCCTTGTGCTTGATTAGAGACAGAAGCATTTGAATCTGAAGGTTCATGAACCACTTTCGATTCCAAATTCTCCCGTTCCAATAGATGTTTTCTTGCAGAACCAAATCGTCCAGCGACCGAATGCAATCGCCTTTCATGTATTTTGGTTTACTCATTTTCTTTTCTCCCATTCCAAGCCGCCGAACATAGTGGTTTGCTCCATGTCCGGTTCCTTTTTCTGCGCCGCCCTCCGTTTCTCAACCGGCCTGTACTCCCGTTCTGGGTTAAGAACGTCTATCGAGCAAAATTCGAAGTGTGGGCAGCGGTTCAGCCGCGTTATCTGACGGTCAGTTCGAATTTCGTCTTTTGGCTTGCACCAAATCATGTCATCACCTTGAAGATAAGCATTTACGCAGTAGCGGCAGTATTGTTTCATGGATTCTCCTCTCGCATTTTAGGTCTCTCCAACGGTTTAAAAATTGTAGGTTGATGCGATTTCCGCCCGTTTTCTGCACTCCACACACACCACATCACATCCATAAGTGGTGCGCCTCCGTGTTCTTCCTTGAAGTAGAAGTTCGGTCTCCATGTAAGCGGCAGCACATAATCCGGTCGTATCTCTCGGAACAATCTCAGCCTTTTTGATGCGTGCCAATACTGCGATTTCAACAGCATAGCGAACGGATGCCTAAGTTCATTTGCGTGGCGAATAAACTGCTCCGAAAGCGCAAACGGCGGATTTGTAATAATCCAGTCACACGGCAGCCATAGTTCTGCGTTAGGTGGACCATCGACGGTTAAGAAATCGGTTCCTGTCATAATGTCAGACTCATAGACCGTGTGACCATGCATTGCAATTTGCCTCGCCATATCACCTTCACCAGCTGCAGGGTCCCAAACACGGAAAAATGACGGAATATCTAGGAACCGTAAAAGCGCTTCTGTGACATCTGGCGGGGTAGGATAAAGATCTGTCGGGCGTCGATCTTGTTCACCATTCCCGCCAATCATCTGTGTCGCTCGTAAGCTCTCCATAGCTGCACCCCGTCACTTGAAAATGACCATTGCGGAGAAGAATTGTGACCAGCCGTATCCAGTTTTTGTAGCATTTCAAGCGTGTCGGAAAGCTTGATGTACTTAACTTTTGCCATTGCTATCCTCCGTTCTACCTTTCGCATCCATGGCTTGAATTTCACTCCAAGCTTCGTCCTCTCCGAGCGTGATTTCAGTTTTGAACGTCTGAGATTTGAATGTGCCGTGATAAACAACGGATTTCTCAAACGCTTCTTTATCCGTGACCTCGACAATCGCGCAGGCTGGGTCAACGTCTCTGACCTTCTTTACACAGCTCATAGCTCAATACCCTCCACATTCTTTCAGCAGCCATTCTTTAAGCTCAACCTGTGCCATTGCAAAGCACAGCTCCATATCGCAGTTTTGCACGTTGACGATTTCCTTTTGGCTTTCCGCATAGGACCGGCCTTCATAAATCACGATCATCCAGTCCACGACACTGCTATAGCCAATTTCGATGTGCATCGGTATCCGCGACCTTACTTTGTCGAAGAATCTCAGAAAATCATCCATTTTCGTCCCCGTACCTTTCTTTGATCGCCGCTTTTGCCTCTTCTTCCGTCTTGAATACGGAACCCGCTCTGCTACAGTCATCGCGACTGTCAACTCTCAACGTTTCCATACTCCATTCATTCATGCGGTTGTTAGAATTGAAGCAGAGTAACATCCTGACTTCCGTGACTTTTGACTTTTTGGGGAAATACGTTGATTTTGAAACTGTTCCGTAGCCTCTGCACGTGGGACAGTCAATTTCAAACGTCTCCCCGCCAATGACAGCAGACACTTTCTCGCTTCCGCCGCACTTCTCGCAAGTATGCCGTTCGTATTCCGCACCGATCACCCAGCACTCATCGCCGGGGCGGAAGTCCTTCGTCAGATGGTTAACGATTGCCTTGACCTGCCTTGCAGGAACCTCGTGCGTTTCGACATAGACCTTCTGCTCACGAAGCTGCTTGATTTCTTTTTCCAGCTCCGTTTTCTCAAAATTAAGGCTGGATATCTCTGCTATGAGCTTATTGGCCTTCGTACTTGCCTCGTTGGCATCGTCCATCAGCTGCTTGACTTCCTCGGTCAGCTCATTCCAGAGCGCAGCCTTTGCGTCCTCAATGATCTGCTCGGCTTTTGACGGCTCCGAAAACATCTCGTCGTATTTCTCGAAATAACTCATGTTTTTGCTTTCATCCTTTCTGCATCGGCGCGAAGCGCCCGCGTAAAATTGTTATCCACGAAAATTCCGCTGTGTGATGGTGTATGGTCCAGCGCCCTTCGTGCCGATTCCAAGCACCGCTCGCAGAGCTTATACCCGCTTGTCGGCGGAGCTTTTCCGCACCGCTTGCATAAGCTCACGCCATCCAGCAAACTCTCCGGTACTCTCCCGATGCTTCGGTTGTGCCGGTTTGCATACCGTCTGCTCCTTGCCTGACACTCTGCGCACGTTCGGTATCCATTCCTCGGTGGTCTTTTCCCACATGTTGTGCAAAGCCCCGCCTCCGCACGCTGTTGGATTCTCTCTGACTGCCGCTCCACCTGCTTTTTGATATAGGCTGCAGGACGGTCATACTCTTTTTTCACATAGTCATTGATGCAGTCCGGATACGGGCAGTTGAAGCAGTCTTTCTTCTTGCAGTTCATTCCGCCTGCCCTTCTTCACCCTGATTTTCTTCTTTCTTCCTGTACGGTTCATCAAACACCGTTCCAACGCGCCGAAGCCCGCCAAACTCCCGCAGTCCATAGCTTGCCCCGGTCTTTCTGTCAACCGCCCGGAAGCCCCACATCGTCATCACCACATCGTACACGCCAAACGCAAGATCTTCCACAACATCCCCCTCAAACACCGCGTTCCCGCTTGTGTCCCGGAAGCCTGTGTATTCTCCGACGGTTTCTCCTAAGACCTCGCCTGCCTTGCTGAACGGTTCAAACCCACTGATGAAGTATTTCCTTCCGCCATCGTCTTTCTTCCGGATGACCAAAGAACCATATGACCACGCGCCGCTGTCTACACGCTTTCCTCTGAATAAAATCTCCCTCAAGCTTACCCTCACACCTCCACGCACTCATCCGCCCGGATATTTACCCGATGCCCATTCACGCATATGACATATCCCGCTCTTTTTACTCCGCCCTGCCCTGCGTATCGCTCCGCAGGATACGTTTCTCCACGCTCCGGTCGGAACTCCGGAAATAATTCCAATTCCTTTGTCATCCGGATACGCACATTCTCATGTGGAAGTCCACCAGCCGCGCTTCTTGGGCCTGTTCGAGCACAGCCGTATTTAGATCTCCACTTTGCCGCGCATGAATACCCACAAAATCTGTGCGGAGATTTCCTGTTCCTTCTCTCGCTCGTTACCGTGGCTCCGCAATAATCGCACTGGAATGTAAAAGACATCCTTCAAACCTCCCTTACATTCTCAGCATAGCAAACGCCCAAAGAAAACATGCAACACCGCCCCGCCTGCGATCTGCCATATACGCAAGCCTTACCCACTATGCGTCCGTAGGCCTTCTGTTATGTTGCCGAAAGGCAACCGCGCAAATTTTATTTTTTGGCTTTTTGTTTCCCCAGATTCAATTTTTCCCGCAGGAATTAGAAAGTACCCCCCTATAGGCGCAAAAAACACCACCTATTTCTGTGTAGGTGGCGTGGTCGTGGCTTTGTTGGCTGACGCGGCGAGAGGTGTGGAACATGGATGGAGGGGGAAGAGCTATGCGCGGTAGCGCGTACAAAAGACCTTCGGGGATTGTAAAATGGGGGTGGGGCTGCTGCGTTTGTGCCGCTGTGACGGTCGGACGGGCTGACAGTCGTTTACATTACTAACAGAAATGTAAACAAATATCTGATTTTTACATGCTTTCTGCGGTAGGTTGCTTAAAGCTGGCGTATTTCAATGCAGAAAACTCCGACTTCGGCGGTGCAATTTCGTGAAACAGTGGAAAACATTGTTTCACGTGGTTCTGAACACGGCAAAGCCGCGAACACTTCCTCCCCTCCCTCCTTGTGTCCTCTCTTTTGACCTGCTGAATGCTTGCTTGAGTGGGTGAACTCTTGATCAAGTGGGCGTTGGTTGGCTCTGGTTTGGCGTGGTGGTTGGCTCTTTGGTGTACTCTAGTATATCTTTTTATACTGCGCGGGCAATCAACGCACGCGCACGCACGCGATTATAATATAGTACGTGTGCGCGCATACGCGAGGGCGGCGGGGCGGTGGCGTGGTAGGCACGCCGTGGGGGGCTGTCTGGTGGATGCTGGGGGCTTTGGCGGTGGCGGCGGGGTGATATGATGGGCTAGGCATGATTAAGCCGCTCCGGGGTGTTCCGGGGCGGCTGGTGGTGTCGTTGGTGCTGTTATGCCTGCATCTGCGCGAGGTAGGCGGCGCGTATCTTGTCAATGCGGCGCTGTACGGCGCTTTTGCTCATGCCTAGTTGATCGGCAATCTCGCGGACCGTGTAACCGGCGGCGATGCCTGCGACGATGGCGCGTCCGTCCTTGTCTCCGGCGGCGGTGTCCAGGGCGGCGCGGATGCTGTAGCCTTCTTCCAGGTCTCCGCCGAAGCGGGACGCGGTGACGCTGGGGAGCATATCAAGTGGGGATTGTGCGCCTGCCGTTTCAAGCTGCGCGGCTTGGGTGATGGCGTCTGCGCTGATGCAGGCGGAAACGTGCCGGATTTCGGCGCGGCTGATGCTGTGCGCTGCCTGGGTGCAGGCGGCGTAAAGGATAAACACAAGGGGGCGCGGGTCCTCGCGCTGGTCGTTGCGGTCCAGCGCAGACAAAACGCGCGGCCATGCGTCGGCGGCGACGGTCTGCGCGTCGTCCGTGGTGCGTATCCACTCTGTATCGATTCCGCGCCCGGTGGCTTCTGCGCGCTTCCGGACCGCCCACGCCATGCGCGTTAAGGCTTCAAACTGCTGCGCGCCGGTCATTTGCTCCCACTCGCGGCGGGCGTTCGCGGCGGTGTTTGCGATGCGGTGCGCTTCTTTCAGGCAAAGCGCGAACTGTGCGCGGCTGCGGGTTTCCGGGAACTCCGCGACGGTGGCGCGGTAAAGGCTCCACGCCTGCCGCATGATCTGTGATTTTCTCATTGGTGATGATCTCCTTTTTCGTTTTATTTGATGGGGCGGGGCCGCTTTGGTGCCCGGTGCGGCTCTGCTAGGGTGTCCGGGGCGGCCGGTATCAATCGGCCAGATATGCGGCAGGGTTGGCCGCTACGGCTTTAATGGCGCGGTTTACGGCGGCTTTGCGGTATCGCCTATCCGTATCGCTTCCCCAACGGTGCGATTCAAAGTGATTGTTGATCTGCTCCACATCGTCGAAATTCAGGCGGTTTCGCTCCATGCAGGCGCGGGCCATTGCCGGGGACCACTCGCCGAAGCTTTCGAGCGCGTGCCGTTCGTCGGCGTTGATGTGCAGCAGGGGCAGGCGGTGCGCCTGCTGGTTGGTTGTGCTCATGCTCTCACCTCCCCGGCAACAGTAAATTCACCGGCCCACGCCTGCAAAATGGAGCCGCTGACGGTTACGGCTGTAATCCATCCTGCGACGCTTGCCGCCTTCCGGCAGCGGATGACGTGCCCGCGTCCGGCGTTGTAGTCGATTCGCAGACCGTCGGCGGCTGCGGCGCGGATCTCTTCGGGCATGTGCCAGATTCCCGCGCAGGTGGGAGAAATGTTGATCGGTAGATTCTGCATTTTGTGCTCCTTTCTCGGTTCCCGGCGGCGTGTGCCGCCGGGGATGGCAATAATTCAGATGATGTACAGTGTGCCGTTGATCTCGGCGCTGACGGCTTCCTGCGCCATTTCGCGCTTGATCTGCTGGGCCAGCGTCAGCACGTCCGGCAGGCGTTCGCGGAGCTGGTCGGCGGTGCAGTTGGCGTAAACGATGGTCACGGTCTCCCGGACCAGTCCGGCGGTATTGGACATCCAAAAGCCGTTTGATTCCTGGGCGGTCGCGCCGCCAAACATCCGGGAGAACTCCGCCGCGACGCGCTCGACTTGCGCGGCGTTATCGGTTGCGGTGTCGGCTCCCTGCGTGCCGGGGACGTACAAGGCGACGCGCTGCGGGAGCGTCACGGCCTGCTGCATGATCTCGGCGGTGTCCTGCGCGGGGGCTTCCTGCTCCTGATTGGCGGCTTGCTTTGCCTCGCGTGCGGCGTCGGCGGCGTCCATTGCTGCGTTCCACTGCTTGCGGATGTTGGCGCGCAGGCTGCCCCAATATTCCGCCGATCTCGCGCACTGTTCGCGGCGTTCCTCGCTGATTGTGAGATCGTCGGCGTCTTTGATAAAATCGCTCTGGATGTGTGTGCAGGCCCTGCAAAGGCTGCTAATATCTTTCGATTGAAGCTCGATTGTGTATTTCATCTGTTTTCCTTTCCGGCCTTTGGCCTATGCCCTGCGGGGCGTTCGTTGTTTCGCTTGATTGGTTAACCTCTTAATATCTATATTATAATCATTGGTTAACCTATTTTCAACACTTAATTTATGAAAAAATGTACGAATCGGTTAACCTGTTTTTGTTCATTTTGCCGATGGTACAAACCGGCCTGCGCCGGTAGAATAAAAAGTGTAAAGCGAACGAAAGCGAGGATGCATTTTAAAATGTCGATTGCAAAGAACCCAAACAGCAGACGGACGGACGCGGCGCGGCGGACACAAAACGCATGGGCGGCGGTTAACCGAATCACGCTTGCAGCCAAGGTGGACACGGCCACGGGCGAGCGCTTCCGGGCGATCTGCGAAGCGTCCGGCCAGACGGTAAACGCCGCGCTGGTGGAGTATGTCCGCGCCTGCCTGGACCGCGGGAGCCTGCCACCGGCGGCAAAAAAACCAGAGCAGCCGGAACGCGCACGCTCAGAACAGCCGCCGGAAAACTCCCCAGAAGTTCCAGCGCCTGAACAGCCCGCGCGGAAATCTCCTGAACAGCCTGAAAATCCCTGAACAGCGGCGAAAAAAATCTTCCGGCGAGCGGGACAAACGCAGAACAGCGGTAGAGTTAAAACCGTGAACAGCAGCGGCCTGAACAGCCGCCGAACCGAAACGGGAGGTAAAATTATGGTTTTGAAAAACGGCTTGCGTCTCCGCTTTGGAGACTTTTCAAGCAACGACCCGACGTGCGGGGCTGGTGATCTCTGCAACGTCGAGATCGTCGACGTTGGCGGCGCAGTGGTCTGGCGCGGCGTTACTTGCCCCTGCGGGCGCGGCTGCGGCGGCGCGGATTGTGTCCGCGACGATTGGGAACGGCACGATACGGATATTGAGCCGTTCCGCGCGGCCTGAACAGCCGCAAAATACAGAACAGCGCCCCGGATGACTTCCGGGGCGCTTTCGTATTTCCTGAACAGAAAAATTTTCTTTTTTGCGGCGGGACAGCGTGAAAAACGCGGTAGATTTGAAGATAGAACATCAGAAAGGAACGAAACGCCATGAAAAAAACAAAAATCGTCGCGAATCTCAGCAAAACCCCTGCTGGGTTCCTTGTGCGCTACAACTGGCCATCGTCCGTCACCGGCGACATTCTCGACTTCGAGGAGAACTTCCCAACCAACACAAAAGCCATCAAATTTATCGATTCCTTGAAGATTTCGGCGGTTTTCTGGAACTTTTCCTTTGATTCCTACGGCATCGGCGGTCTGCCGCTGCACCGCTGAAACAATCGCCGCGCTCAGCTGCATATTTATTCACAAAAAATATGCAGTGCTTTTCGCAATTTTCGCAAAAAACCGGGGGACGTGAAAAATCACCCGGATTTTTTTTGCCCGTCAGCGGGACAACCGCAAAAAACCGGTAGAACCGAAGATAGAAAGCAAAACAAACCGTAAAGGAGACTGAAAAAATGATTATCGACCTGATTTTAGACCGCGCCGACGGCACGCCGTACAACGCGCACGACTTCTACACCGCCGTATCCGGATACGCAGAAGTTTTCCAGGAAATCGTCGAACCCATCACGCGAGCGCTGGACTGCAGAACGGAAAACGACGTAAAGCAGGAACTCTGCGAATACGTCCAGCGCCTGAACTATAACCCGAAAATCTGCGACTACATCAACTCCGTAGAATGGCTGAAAAGCGACACGGAAACAATCTACACGCCGGAAAAAATCGCGGAACTTCTCGCCGGAAGTGAAGACCTGATAGCAGAACTCATGCGAAAACTCTGAAAAAACCGCAAGGCCGGAGAAATCCGGTCTATTTTTTTGCCCTGAAAAAGCTGAAAAAAAGTGAAAAATCACCGGTACAAATGAAAAAACGCCGTAGAACTGAAAACAGAACAAACCGAACACAAAACAGTCGATTTACTTAAACTCATATTTTGCGAGAGTGGCATTTGTGCTTCTTTTGTGAACGAGTTCAACTTTCAAGCTTCAAAAATTTCAACTCAAAATAATTCTCACCAAAAAACGGAGGTAAACACCATGACAAACGAATCGATTATCCTGAACGAATCCTTCCGCCTGATGAATGAGGGCGTTTTAACCGGCACGGGCCGCTTCGTGGAAGTCGAAAACGATGACGGAACCACCGAACGGCTGGAACTCCCGGAAGAAATCCACACCTTTAACGCCTGGAAACAGCGCGGCTATTGCGTGAAAAAGGGCGAACACGCCGTCGCGAGCTTTTCGATCTGGAAGTATATCAAAGGAAAAGAGGCGGACGATCTCCCGGACACGGAAGAATCCGAAAAAACCGGCGGCTATTGCCGCCTGAAACTTTCCCACTTCTTCACCGCCGCGCAAGTCCAGCCGCTGACCACCCGAGCATGAAAAAAGCCGCTCCATCCGGGGCGGCTTTTCTTTTTGTCTGCGTGTTGCATAGTTCCTTTTTTCATTTGCTACGCTGGAAACAGAAAGAAAAATTTCTCAAGCAGCGGGACAAACGCAGATTCTGCGTAGATATGAAGATGTAAAGATAAAACAGAAAATGGAGGATTGAATTATGAATAAATTGTACTTTGTGGAAACGAACGGCGGCTATATGACAGTCGCAACAAGCGATGACGGACGCGCCTGCTATATGTGGCAGGATGGTATGGAAGAAAACTACCCGAGCAGCAGTCCGGATTGGGATGAATCGGAAGCTTCGGAGCGCAAGACGATTGCCGAGAATTGGCTTCGCTCTATCGCGGAATGGAACAGCTTCGATGATTTGTATGCGAACTGCGACACGTCCAGCGGCTTCACCGGCGTATATACCGCCGCAGAATTTTCGGAAGATCTGGAAAATGGCAGCTCCATTATCGCAGAAATTGATTTCTGACGGAGCGGGACAAACCCGCTCCACCCGGTAGATAGAAAGACAAGAGGACAACACCGAAACGGAGGAATCACCCATGAACGAAAACATCAAAGCCATCGCAAAGATCGCCTGCCAGCTCGCAGGACTTGCCATCGTCTTTTTCCTGATCGTCGGCGCGGATGCGCTTGTAAACCTGATTCTTTGAGGGAGGACACAAAAATGGAATTTATCGCACACCACGACGCAAAAAACATCTTCGGATGCTTTGAGGCTGTCGAGTATCACGCCCTGGCATTTTCCGAAGAAGCCGCCTCGAAGCTGTTTGATGCAGGCATGAAGATCTTCCGGGGCGATGCCAGCACCATGAACGCTTTAAAGCTCTGCTTCTCAGGCGGTGTGACGGTCTGCATCTACCGCGAGATCGCAGACATCGACAACGGCGTTTTTCGCGTCCGCGTCTGGGACAGGCCGAGCAGCTACGACGAAAAAACCATGAGCCGAGCAGCCGTGAAGAAATTCTGTCTTGAGAAAATCCGCGCCGAGTTCGCGGAAACGGAAGCAGCATAAACAGGAGGGCACGACCATGAAATACAGCGAGATCATCCGAAGCATCGACGAAATTTTCAGTTATTTCAAATTCCACAACAAGAACCTGACAAATACGCAGATTGAAAAACTGTATGAACTGCAAGATCTGATTCACGAACTTCGCATCACGCAGGAGAGAAATAAATGAAACGAAACCAGCACCGCGAAACCTTTGAATTTTTCAGCACAGAACAGCAAGCCGCCGCATTTGTGGCGGCTCGCAAAAAGCAGCGCCGCAAGGCGTACCTGACCCCGTGGACATCGGCAGACGGAACAGAACACAAGTTTATCGTCTGGTATTACATCTGAACAGGAGGCATAAAAATGAATGGAGACTACGGCACGCTCGTCATAAACACGGGAAACATCAATCACTATCATTCCTGCGACGACGAACAGTACAACGCTGAATATCTGAACGGGATAGGCTTTTCTTGGGAAACAGCCATCGAGATTGCGGCATGGGCAGCGCTCGCGCCTGTTGGAGCAGCATACGAGCAGGACGAGCTTGAAAAAATCAACATCTACATAATCTGAACAGGAGGAACAGAACATGACCGTATACATTGCCCTTCACACGTGGGACACGCCCGACAACGAGGGCAGCGAAATCTTGGGCGTTTACTCGAACTTTGAGAAAGCCCGTGAGCAGATCGAGGTCGAAGCAGACGCTATCCGCAAAGAGTTTGACGAAGATTTCTGGGATGAGGATATGACATGGGACGAACCATCGGAGATTTACTTAGGCAGAGACGAGCGTGGTTATTCAAACCCTGCCACGATTTACAGTTTGAAGATCGTCCAGCGGGAAGTCGAATAAAAAATCACCGGCGCAGCGGGACAAATGCCACTGCGCCGGTAGATATATAGGTGTAGAGAAAACCAAGAAAACAGGAGGCTACATACAATGAAACAGCTCGAAATCTACCAGAAAATCGCCCTCGCCGTGAACGACGCGGCAAAATCCAAAAACCCCAGACTGACCCTCGCCGTGGAGGGCGAACTCGGCTGCGCGTATTTCCTGCACATCAACGCCGTTTCCGCCGAAGTAAAGCCCTATGCGCAGTACAACGAAGCTCTGACCATCTGCTTTAAAAAGCGCGGCGGCCGCATGGTCTACGGCATGCGATTTTATGGCACAAAACCCATCGCGATTTTCTCCGGCTGGCAGGAAACCTCATGGAAGCAGCCCGGAAGCTTCCTTTGCTTCGACAAAAACCTGTTTTATTCCCTCGCAGACAGCTTCCCGCAGGAGCTGAAACTTGCGGAGGAATCGGAGCGCGTCCACCTGCCGGAGTTGCAAAACAAAAAGAAGGTCTACAAGGTCGTGTCTGATCTTCGCCATGCCGCAACCTTTGAATCTGCCGAAGATCTGAAAAAAGCATTCGAGACTTCCGGCGAGTTCCGCAGCGTATCGTGCCGGGCGGAATTGCAGGGCGCACCGAAGCTCAAGAACTTCTGCGGTCCCATGTACGACGGCGAGGACAGCCAGGGGCGCGCGGTCATCCGCTACGAAACGCAGGAGGTCTACGACATTCTCAGCGCCTGATTTTAAAAATGGCGGGACAATCCCGCCTTTTCCCGTAGATATAAAACCAGAACAGAAACCGGAGGTGCAACCATGAAATACAGCAAAAAAACGGAACGTAAGCTTCTGGAAATTGCCATGCAGCATATGCCGCCCGTTGCAGATCGTGGAGACTTGAAAACGCGCAACTCAGACAGCGAGGACTTTCTCAATGTTGCTGTTTGGGGACTTCGGGACGCCCTGATGGAAGCATACGAACTCGGCAAGGATGAGAAGGGAGAAAACCGCCATGAAAGATGACTACAGACTCGGCTTTGGGTATCTCGGAAATGGGCTGACGGTATGGAACAGGGCGAAAGAGGTAAATCACGACTATCAGACGGTCGCCCACATATCCTCTAGCGGAGAAATCACCTACTACAAACAGGATCTTCCGCAGTGTGTCCGGGCGCACATAGAACAAGTTGCACAAGAAGAACGTGACCATAGAAGACTTTGAATCGCACGATTTTAGATAAGAAGGGAGAAAAACCATGTATTACATCATCAACCGAGAAACCGAGAAGCTGGAGCTTCATTTTGATAAATCCGAATACCAGGCGCTTTCTGACGATCAAAAATCCACCATCAAAAGCAACTTCCTCTTTTCAAGATACGGCGGCTGTTGGGTCAGCCGCGCAAAAATCCCGAACCTCTGGCGTGCAGAACAGGTTGCAAAGAGCCTTGGCGCGGAGAATCAGGGAAAGACGGGCGAACTTCTTTCCTTCGAGGAAAAAATGGAGCGAAAAGCAGCCCGCGCGGAAGAACGAGCCGAGCGCATGGACGCGCGCGCCGATGCAGCAGAGCAGCGCGGCGAACATCTGCAAAAGCCCATCAACGCCAGGCGCGGCGATATTGCGTTCTTCACCCAGCCCAACATCAACACATCCTCCGGGCGTGCCTTCACGCGCCAGCGCGAAAAAATGTTTGCCGCCTTTGATCGCGGCATGGACGAGTTCAAAAAATCGGAATACTACGCCGAACGTGCCGAAGCCGCCCGCAGAACAGCAGATACCGCGAAAAAACCGAGCAAGGATTTCTGTTATCGCAGAGTGCAGGACGCAGAAAAGAACATCCGCGCCCAGAATAAAAACATGGACAGCTATCGCAAATATCTTTCCAAACTCGACGCAGGCGAAACGCTCAAACGCTACGACGGAACAGAAATCACACGCGACGAAGTTCTGCAATGGATGGAAAACAGCGCCGAGCGCATCGAATCCGAAATCTCAAGGGCTTGCTATTATCAGTCCTGCATCGACGCGCAGGGCGGCGTACCGTACAGCCGGGAGAACGTCAAAAAAGGCGATTTCGTAAAAGTCCGGTACGATGAAAAATGCGTCGTGCTTTCCACCGGGCCCAAAAACATCACCTACCAGACGCCGCACGGTTTCTGCCTGAAAGCGTCCTACGCCGAGATCAAAGCGCACTATCCGGCAGCCGCAAATGAGTAAATAAAAAAGCCGGAGGCGGGACAAAACCCCCGCTTCCGGTAGAATCAAATATAGAACAGAACGCCCAAACAGTTCAGGAGGTACATAACATGGCGCTGAAAAACTACACAGTCTACTTCTTCACGAAGGAGAACCGGACGGAATACTTAAACGAAGTCGTTATCGAAGCAAATACCGCGAAAGAAGCCTGCGCGATCTGCAAACAGTGGTATCACGAAAAGACCGGCAAAAACGCATTTCGTCCCACGACAAATAAAGAGGACTGGACATGGTACGTAAGTCGCGGCAACGTCCGCCAGCTGTTCAAATAATCGAGGGAGGTACATATCATGGGATGGACATTTTATCATGTAGACGCATGGAACGGAAAGATTGACCGCAAAGCAGAGTGCGACGCGCTCTATACCTGGAACAACGAACAGACCGGAGATTCCTGCCGCGTCCTGAAATCCTCTATGGTCGGCTCCACATGGTATGGAGCCTGCGAAAGAACCAGACCGAACGAAAAACCGTATGTTTTCGCCGGCGTCTGCCTGACACGGCTCGACAGCAAGGAATACTGCAACTTCGGCTATAAAGACATGGACGAATCCATGGGACCATTCCAGCGCGACTGCCCGGTATCCATCCTGAATCTGCTGTCCACGACAGAATATGAATACGCCGTCGAATGGCGCAAGGCTTGCCTGGAAAACGCCACGAAAAAGGCAGCAGCTAGGAAAGACCCGAACAGTCTGGAAAATCTCCCACTCAATGCGACCGTTAAGGTGAACAGGCGCGGCGAAGAAATCCTGCTGCAAAAAGCGACCATCGCAGGCCGCAAGCGCCCTGTCTGGGTATCATGGTCTGACCGCATCTACTACACCACCGCGCAAGTCAAAAACCACGGCTATCAGCTTCACACCGTAGCTTGAAATTGCAGGAAATCCTGCTATACTGAAAGAAACGGAAAAAGGAGGAACCAGAACACAAATGTTTTATAAACCCGGTGAATACGAAATCAAAGGCGGAGAATTTTTCTCCGCCACTTCCGGTCAGCCACTGAACAGTGGAGATCTGGTCGGTCTTGTCTCATACTGTGAACCGGATGATATTTCCCCCATCGAAACCTACGGAAAAGAAGTCATGTCCATCTACCGCGAAGCGGCAACCCTCGACGGCAAAGCAACGCTCTATAAATCCGCCGTCATAAAAATATGACCATTTTCGTGACCCCACGAAAAAGAAAAACCGCTCCCTCCGGAGCGGTTTTCCTACGAGAAGGAGAATTTCAGGTGAAAAAATCATATAGAATTTCAGCATCGAA